CGAAGCTAGCACCGATTCTACGGGCGGCTGGCGGGTGCTGTGGCTCCAAAAAGGGTTCAGTTGAAGGCTCACCTAGGTAGGCTAGGTGCGTCCACCAAACGGGTTCAGTTTTAACGACGTGTATGAAGTTGATACAAAGGGGCGGTAGTATTTTAACAAAGAGGAAAAGAAATGAAAATTGATAACGAGTTTAAAGATTTAATTCCGGAGTTAGCACCAGCAGAGCTTTTACAACTTGAGGAAAACATTAAGCGGGATGGTTGTAGAGACCCATTAGTTCTTTGGAACGGGGTGTTAGTAGACGGGCATAACCGTTATGACATTTGTAAGCGCAATGATCTGCCATTTAAAACAATAGATCGCGCTTTTGAAAATCGCAGTGAGGTAATTGAATGGATTATTACCAATCAATTTGGGCGTAGAAGTTTAAACAACTATGTTCGCGGTACTTTGGCGTTACGTTTAGAGTCAGAAATTGCTGCAAGAGCTAAGGTAAATCAAAAAACCAGCTCAGGAGGAAAAAATCCTCAGCTTATGAAGATATCTACCGAAGCTGTAACCACCAGAGAAGAGTTAGCAAAAATAGCTGGAATATCAAATAATACGATTGATAAAATTAAAAAGATTGAGGAAAAAGGATCAGAGGAAGCAAAGAAATCTTTAGCTAAAGGTGAGATTAGTATTAATGAAGCCCACAAACAAATTAAAAATGCAGAAAAAAAGCAACAACACGAGGAAGACGTAGCCAAACAAAAAGAAGATATTGCTACCGGTAAGGCCGTTCTTCCATCGGGTGTATTTGAGATAGTTGTGCTTGATCCTCCTTGGAATTACGGGCGCAAGTATGATCCAGAAGGCAGCCGTGTAGCCAATCCTTACCCAGAGATGAAGCAAGATGAGCTATTGAAGATGGAGATTCCTTTTGCCAAAGATAGCGTGGTATTCCTATGGACTACCCATCAATTTATCTTTGATGCTAAAGAGCTACTAAATCATTGGGGTTTTGAATATAAGGCAACAATGGTATGGGATAAAGAAAAAATTGGCATGGGAAGCTGGCTAAGAATGCAGTGCGAGTTTTGTTTGGTTGCGGTTAAAGGCAAACCAAAATGGAATAACACTACATGGCGGGACATTATTAGAGAATCGCGCCGCCAACATAGCCGTAAGCCAGATGCGTTTTATCAGATGGTAGATGAGGTTACGATTGGTAGAAAGCTGGAATACTTTAGCCGTGAGAAACGAGAAGGTTGGGAAACCTTTGGAAACGATACTGATAAATTCTAATGTGGCAAGATAGAACTGAAGTTAAAAAAGGGGATTTGGGAGAGGGTTTGGTAGATGCTTACCTGCTTAAAAATAACATTATTCCTTATCACCCTGTGTTTGATGGCGCTCATCCTTTTGATAGGCTAATTGCTACGCCCGATAAAAAATCATTGGCTATTGTTGATGTAAAAACTAAAGCCCGTAGAACTTATTATCCTGATACTGGCATAGATGATCGCCACCTAAAGGATTACTTATTTATCAGCAATCAACACAACTTGCGAGTATTTTTGTTTTTTGTAGATGAGTTTGAAAAAAGGATTTATGGGAACTATTTGGATGTTTTGTTAGAGCCTAAGGTTATTAACCATAATGGCAAAGACATTAATTATCCCCTAAATTATCGTGATATTACTTACTTTCCATTGGCATCAATGAAGAATGTATCATCATTAACCGAGCAAGAATCAAGTGATTTAAAACAACTAAGCCAGAGATCGTATGAGTATCAGAGAACAGATAAAAAATCAAGCTAAGGTAATCCCTAATTCCGTTAAAACGGGTTCGGTGCAACAATCAATTAGGTGGAAAGAGCAGGCCATAGAGTGCTTGCGAGTAGCTAATAATCCCAAAGCGGGCGAACATGAGCTTAAGATGGCTTTAAGTACTTTAAAACGATATGAATGAGGAATGTATGAAACTATCAGAAATTAAAATAGAACCAGAATTAATGATGCGGGTTGGCATTAATCAAGAGATCGTTGATGAATATGCGCAAGCCTTGCTAGATGGAGATAAGTTTCCTGCAATTGTTCTTTTCCATGACGGCGATGATTACCATTTAGCCGATGGCTGGAAGCGTTACTATGCCCATAAGAAATCGGGCTTGGAAATCATTGATGCAGATGTACGTATGGGAACATATGAAGATGCGTTTGATTACGCATTAGTTCATGCTAACCACGATAACGGTGAGCGCTATTCCCCTGAAGATAAGCGCCATGCACTTAATTTGGCGTTAGAAAAAGAAAGATATACCAATCAAAGCGATAGGCAATTAGCCAAGATATTGCGTGTATCTCACCCATTCGTTGCAAAGATTCGCAAGGCTTCCGGTAAGCAGCCTGAGATTATTAATGTTAACAGAAGAGGAACAGAATACGATATTAAAAGTCCCAAGAAAGAATACAATGAATTTGCACCGAAAAATCCGCAATACGAATTTACTGAAGCGGATAAAAACCAAGAGATTGCATCGGAGATGCAGGATATTGTTGCTGAAAACGAAAAGCTACAGGCACGGTTGGCAGTTGCTGCGATGGAGGCTACGCCTGAAGAACGTGGCCTTGCCCAAGCTAAGTTTGATGAAATGGAAAAGACAATTAAGATTCTTGAGGCAGACAACAGAGTCCTTAAAGCATCCCGCGATTCATTCCAACGTGAGTGCGCGGAATTAAAAAAACAAGTTTCTTACTGGGAGCGTAGAGCTAAAAAGCTGGAAAAAGAAGCAGCATAGTTTACGGGGGAAAGTGGGAGTTCTACTCCTTCAATGACACGAGTACCCCACCCGACAATAGGCGGTGTCCTATTAAGTAACTGGAGATAAGATGTTAGAATTACGCGAGCATCAAGAGGAAGTTGTTCAGAAGCTACGTGATGGCTTTGCAAACGGACACAGATGTCAACTGTTGTATGCCCCAACGGGGTTCGGTAAAACTGAGGTAGCAATGGCGATTATGAAAGCTGTTGCTGAGAAATACAAGAAGTGCGCAATGGTGATGGATCGAATAGTTTTAGTAGATCAAACCAGCCGCCGCTTAACTAAATACGGAATAGAACACGGAGTAATGCAAGCTGGACATTGGCGTCACCGTCCCTATGAGCATATCCAAGTTTGCTCTGCCCAAACCCTAGAGAAGCGCCAAACATTCCCTGACATTGATCTATTGATCGTTGATGAATGCCACATTACCCGTAGAGGTGTAGTTAAGTTCATTAAAGATAACCCCCAGATCAAGGTTATAGGGCTTACTGCTACGCCATTTACTAAAGGCTTAGGTGATATCTATACTCATGTGGTGGGCGCGACTCCTACCGGCGATCTAATTGAGAAAGGTTGGTTAGTTCCCCTTAAAGTTTTTGTTGCTAAAGAGATTGATATGACCGGCGCTAAGAAGCGGGCTGGAGAATGGGCGGCAGAGGATGTAACTGAGCGTGGCATCAAGATCGTTGGAGATGTAGTTCACGAATGGCACAAGAAAACCCATGAGATATTTGGCAAACCAATGAAAACGATTGTGTTTTGTGCTGGCGTAGAACACGGGCGCGAGTTAGTTAAAAAGTTTGCAGAGGCAGGATATAACTTTATTTCCATATCCTATCTAGAGGACGATCAATATAAGAAGGACATGATTGAGGAATTCAGCAAGCCCGACACAAATATTCATGGATTGATAGCTACTGATATCTTAACTCGTGGCTTTGATGTGCCAGATGTAATGATCGGTGTATCAGCCCGCCCATTTTCGAAGTCCTTTAGTTCTCACGTTCAGCAGATGGGCAGAATCATGCGCCCCAATGAGGGCAAAGAGTTTGGCCTATGGCTAGATCATTCAGGTAACTTCTTGCGGTTTCGTAATGATTGGGATAAGGTTTTTTACGAGGGCGTAACTGAGCTAAAGGATAGCGCAGTAGAAAAGGTTAAGAAAGAGCCTACTGAAAAGGAAAAGAAAGAAGCTGTTTGCCCATGCTGTAAGGCTCTGTGGATATTTAAATCCAATATCTGTGGCTCATGTGGCTTTGAAAAGAAGCCGCCTACTGGTGTTACATCCGTAAATGGTGAGTTACTTGAGTTGGTGGCATCCAATAGCCAAGGGATTGCGGATAACAAACAGTTCTATTCTGAGCTACTGTATTACGGGCAGCAAAAGGGTTACAAAGAAGGCTGGGCATCCCACAAATACAAGGAAAAGTATGGAGTATTTCCCCGTTCTATTCCCAAGGAAGTTCGTCCCACTTCAATACAAACTATGAAGTGGATTAAAAGCCGGTTCATTGCATATTCAAAATCAAAATTAGCCGCGTAAAGGAATTTAAATGAAGAATATAGAAGATGAATTAAGAGCTTTTGATAAGTATCTAACTAAATCGGTGCGGGAAAAGACAGGTAAACGTAAACCATCAAACAAAGATTACATTGATTTCTTAGAAGAGCTACAAGAATCTTTATTACAACAAATGCGTTCCAATATACATTAGGACATTACATGAGCTTTCAAGCGTTTGCAGAGCAGCACGGTTTAATCATAGATCACCTTGTGTATGATCGGTGGACTAGAGTTCCTACTTTAGATCATCCAAAGAAACGTAATGGTTCTTATATATTTGATGGTAATTCGGGCGCGGTTAAGAATTGGGCAGTCCATGAGAAAGCATTATTTTGGAAAGGCGAAGCTAGAAATGATCCCTTATACAGAGTTAAGATACAACAATCCCAAAAGAATACTGAAGAACGTAACCAGAAGGCGGCATCCAAAGCTGGCTGGATACTTAAGCAAGCGACTAAAGCCACTCATGCTTATCTAGGCCGGAAAGGTTTTCCAGAAGAGGAAGCATTGGTCTGGGAGGGGAAGTTAGTTATTCCTATGCGGATAGATGGCGCAATCTCTGGCCTCCAACTGATAGATGCTGATGGGAATAAGAAGTTTCTTTCTGGGCAGAAGAATAAGGGCGCGGTTGCAGTATTTGATAACAAGGGTGTTCCACTCTTGTGTGAAGGATACGCGACTGCTATGTCCATAAGACGGGCATTGAAAGCCATTAAAACACGCTACAAGATCATTGTTTGCTTCTCGGCTAGCAACCTATTGGAAGTATCTCAGCAGTTCCCTGACGGCCTGATAATCGCTGACCATGACCCCGTAGGAATTAGGACGGCTAAGAAAACAAATCGCCCGTATTGGGTTTCCCCAAATACAGGCGAAGATTTTAATGATTTCGAGTTACGGGTTGGTGCTGATATAGCAGGTAAAAGCCTTATTGCACTCTTGTCGTAGGTGGTTGTTGGGTAAACTCGTTGTTAACAAATACGGTATTTTCTAATACATAAAGGTTATTAACGATAGCGTTACCAACTAGGAATGATTGGCTTGGATCGCCAATCAGTTCCATAGATACCTCAATCTTCCCGTCTTTTCCATCTTTCAGGTAAATAATAGTCGCGTCCAAGAGATAGCCTTTTGCTCAATAAAATACTCAGGAAAGGCATCCATCAGCCTTTGAAGATTGTCTTTGTCAGCTAATAAAGCAGCTTGACCTATTTTACCAGCAAACCCTCCCATAGAATCCATTTGGTCTACTAAACCTATAAGCCTGTCCCGCGTCATACAAAACACCACGCGACAATGAATATTCCAAATAGGAAAGCACAGATCAAATCACCAGTTTGTAAGTTATCATTCATCATTAACTCCTATTCCATGTGCGTGTTCAATCCGTCTAACAAAGTCAAGTAGCGGGCTAATTGAGGTTAATCGAGATACATCAAAATAAATTTGCTCGATCTCTGCGTCCGTCAATGGTTCAGTCGGTCTTATCTTCTCCATTTTTAAAAGAGCGTCAAAAAATTCCTTTTCATTAGTCATCACTATCTCCTTCCGCAAATGCTTCCATTTCTACATCCTTCAATTTAAACTCGTTTCCAAACATTTCGCAAGCTACTTCCTCAGCTTCGCTTTCGTCCGGCGCGTCTAAAAAATACCACTTAGTACCACTATAATTCACTTTAACGGCATATGGTTTCATTTCGTCTTTGTCCATTTTAAGTAGATACTGTTCTATTTGGGTAATGAAATAACTTTTATCAAGTTGCATAATTCCTCCGTAGTCCTTTGTAAGTTTTTTTCTACAATCTCTTTTTTATAGCCTTCTACTGCTAGATACATGGTTTCCATGTAAACAATGCTATTGGTTAAGTCCTCAATCCTCCTTTTTTGGTTCTGACGCACATATCCTCCCGTTGTAATTTACTGCCCCGATTACCTCATTACCAAACCAAACCGCGGGGCTAGTCCAATCTTCCTCTGAAACTTGGTGATCTATCTGCCAATCCCAAACCATGTTGTGCAACTCGATAGGCGTATCGGCCTCTAAAGTTTTATCAAGTAGATATACCTTATATTTCATGCTTCCCTCCTTATTCCTTGATAATCACAACATTCTCTAAAATCAGCACCAGTCATTCTTTCAAGCACAAGATCACCAGTTTCCAGTGCGTCATCTTCTGTTAGTGCTTCCACTTCAATCGTTACCCATGATGTATAACTAATTTCATATTTAGGCATCTTCTTCTTCCTCGTCAGCAACATAAACTTCTTCATAGATTGATTTGATAGCTTGGCCTTCATATGTGTCAGCACAATATTCAATTACATCTTCAACTGTAAATTGGCTTACATGAATGATTCGACCTGAATCAAATTCCACCATGTAAATATTTTCATAATCAGAGTCGTAGCTCATGCTGCCTCCTTGCGTTGTGCTTTTACATGTTCAGCCCATGAGTCAAATACTTCCCAATTAAGGCCGTTTTCACAGTCGTGGTATTTATCAGCAAGCCTTAAAACTTCTCGAGCTTCCTCGTCGGTTAGTTTGCTGTATTCTTCATCACCCAAATATTGCTCTTTTACATCGTCAATATGCCACCATGACGCAATCCAATCAGGATTGGTAAGCCTTGCAATATCGTCAGCACTTGGGATAGCCTGACCCTCTGGTAATTCTATTTCAATCGTTAATTTAGTCATTTTGTTTCTCCTCTAGGTTAGTATTCCTCAATACAATATAAATCTTACTACCATATATTGCGTAATGCAAAACTATTTCACTAAGCCTGACCCACTCTTGCGTCTCAGCTAAACAGCGGAAAAATAGCCTCATGCTGCAAAAAATCCACGCACTAATTAATTAATGCGAAAACATAGGGTAAACCCTACTCCAAAATACCCCCTTTAAATGAGGCATTTCAGGGTACTGTTTAGGCTGATTCTCGGTGATTGTGATCCATCAGCGCATAGCGTTGCTCGGGCGGTAATGTGTAGTTAAACTCTTCCGGCTTGTATTCCTGCGCCATGATCTGCCCGTATTGGTACCCGATCTCGTGCAAGTGTTCCCCTAGTGCGCCGTCTAATGCCCATCTAAGGGCTTTAGAATAGAATAGGTTTATGGCCTGTTCTTTGGTGTATCCCGCGCGGATAAGCCCGTTTAAAAGCCCGTTTGCTATGATCTCGGCTGGTCTGTTGTATGAGTAGGCATCCTCTAGAATGCCCTGCCCTGTGAAGTCCTCAATCATTTAAACCCCCTATATATAGCGATAAACTCCGCGACCTGTTGCGCTGTCAATATTCCCTTGCTGTAAGCCCTTGCTAGGGTGTAATGCGTCCATTGGTGATTAGTCATGGCTTAACGTCTCCTATCGTAAGAATTTTCTAAAATGCGCTGAATCAATAGGGCATCTTCTTTGTCAATGTTTAGCCAGTTGGTCTTACCAAACTTGCCCGATACTTGAATTTTTAGGTCTAAATCAGTGCCTTTTAGGATTGGCTCGGGTAATACGCTAAAAAATTGATTTTCTATATATTGGCTCATGCTGTGATCTCCTCTTTTTGGGTTAATTTTTTGGCATCCAATAAGCCCTTAATATATGCGTGCATTTGTTCAAACAATGCCCGCTTAGGGATATGCCCGCCAACGATAGGGCAATTTATACCGCCGCCCTCGTTCACAATACGGTGCAAGCATACGCCGCCATAAGCGTGGCTGATATGGTAGTTGCCTACATTAGAACGGAATTTCCCGTCCTGATCTCTGTATGAATATTCTTTAGGGCTATCGGTTAATTCATTAAGCCAAGTGGCTAGATTGTCCAGTTGTTTGTCTGTAATTCGTTCCATTTGTAATACTCCTCTAGGTTAGTGATCTCATCAGTAAGGGCTAAACCCTTAGACCCGCTTGCGCGGGTTTCGATCTGTTATTTAAAATCCAAATTTACCAGCACAAATCGGGCCGATACCGCGGTCTATGCTCTCCCCTACAGTCAATTCCCTGCCACAGATAGAGCAAGCCCCAAAGCGTCTGCCGTAAGCTATGGCGGCTGCTGCGGGGTCGCTAGCGGCTGCAATAACCGCGGCCTGTTGATCGGCTGCACAATCGCGGCTAGCTAAAAAACGACCTTGCATAATTTTGCCCAAATACGTGCCGTCCTCATCTTTGGCCTTAACATAAATCGCACCAGCATTTTTACCGCTATCAGGCGCAGGGGAAAACGTAAAGGTATCGAGGCGCAATTTTGGGCGTTTAATGCCCTTATCTTTGGCGGTCTGGAAGGTTAATTCAATGCGGGATATATCAAGCTGCGGCGCGGCTGCGGCACGTTGTTCGGCGGCTGCCTTGCGGTCAAGATCAGCAGCTGCGCATTTTAAAACGGCGGCTAATTGCTTTTCTGTCAGGCTGCCGTATTTAGTAAGGGCTTGAGATAATGAAGCGGCAAAATCGCCACGGGCATTAGATAACCAATCATATGCTGCGGGGTTAGCGGCTGCCCATGCCTGCGCGCTGCTGGTGGCTGCGGCTGCCTGCGATACCTTGCGGTTTTCTGCTGATTGGCGGGCGGCTGCGCGTTGAGTGCCACTAGTTTTGTATTCGTGAAAGCCGCGACCCTCGCAAGCGAAGCAGGTGCGGACGGTGTGATTAACGTATCCACCAACCCAGCGGCCTGAGCCGTTGCACTTTTTACAGGCTTCCTTATAAAGCGTAATTACGGGCGCGACTGCTGCCGTGGCTGGTGCTGCCAGTATTTCGTCCTCTTGAATATCGAATAAATTCATATTGTGCCTTTATATATAAGGGTTACAGGGTTAAAAAATTGTATTGATGTATTGCATAACCTCGATTAGATCACAATATATTTAAATTGTCTAATACTTGAGTAAAAAATAGGGTTAATAGCGGGTTATTAGCCCGCTATCTCCATTATTTAAATAAGCTCTCGACTACCGCGCCAGCCATGATTAAAGCCCGTTTACCATCTAGATCGGGAAATAGCTCTTTAACCATAGCAAAAGAATTACATAAGCGTATACAGTCGCGCTCTTTCTTTTCGTCATCAGTCAGGGCTAAATAGGATAGGCGGCTTTGTTTTATTGCGTTTTCTAGTTTTGTATTCACTTTGTTTAAATCTCCGTTAGGTTTAAGGGACTTCTACTACTAAGACGATTGATTAACTAAAATCTTAGGTCTTACATATAGGACAGTTGAAAATCGATTTTGTGAGGGTATATCTTTAAATAATTTACCTTACGTCTTATATGTAAAGACGCTCGTTTTAAAAAGTGTCAGGGGCTAGATTAAATTAAAAGCCCGCTAATCTTCCGTTCTGGAATAGCTTAGTTGGTAATCTTATAGGGAGAGAAACAAAAGCAGATACTTGTAATCCACCGTTTTACTGTATGCTTATACAGTAGTTGTGATAATATGGCCTAATTCCTAATCTATACCCATCAAATGAAGATACAAAAGCTAAGTAAAGAGCAGATTAAACAGAGCCTAGCGCAGTTACCTGCCGAGGCCATATTAGGCAATCAGCGGAACCTAACCCATAAGCAGAAACAGTTTGCGCGGGGATTAGTAGATGGCCTCAATCAAACGGAAGCATTCGATAAAGCCTACCAGCACAAGGGCAAGCGCAAGACCATGAGCGACAATGCGAGCAGATTGGCAAAAGATAGCAGAATACAGGCAGAAGTAGAGGCGCTCGAGAGGGCTAAAGCATATGTTGATTATCAAACGAGTAGTGAAATGATAAGGCGGTTACGTTCCCTTGTAGTATCTCAGCTTACAAAGGAAGCTACAGACCCCAATAGTAAGGCAGGAGAGCGCATACAAGCCCTATCGAAGCTAGGCCAAGTGGCTGAGTTATCCGTATACAAGTCCGTAAGCGAGCAGATCGTTCACAAGTCCAGCGATAAACTACGCGCCGATCTATTAGCGCAGATAAAAGAAGCCATGCAAGCGAATACAGTTGATATAGGCGAGGACTTAGAGGCTATCGAGTTGCTAGCGGAGATAAGCGGGCTTCCAAGGCCAGCACCATTCGAGGACGGCACGGGCGCGACCCCACCCACTCCCGACCCCACCTTGTCCCAAAATGATCGGGCGCAATTACTACATACTATTCCAGACACACAATCACCAAAGAAAACGAATTTAGCCAAAAACGCCCCAATAGAATCAACGAGTTACACGCATGTGGAAACGTTACCACATAGAAATGATGATGAAGAGGGGGGTGGGGGTACAAAAAACCACCCCGATTGGCAAGAAGTTCCTACAGGGAACACCCCCCCTTCTGTTTCTAAAACAAAGGGGTAGGGGGTATGTATATTTTTATAAAAGCAGCTTGTGTAGATATCTACAGAAGCTGAAGAATATGACTGAGAAGCAAGCCTACATATATGACATTATTAATAAGCATTGGAAAATGCATGGGTTTGGTCCGTCTATAGATTACATTATGGAAATAACGGGCGATAAGGGTAGAGGTAATGTACATCGTACTATGAAGAAGTTAGTAGAACTTGGGTATTGCAAAATGCTGCCCAGACACGCCCGCAGTATTCGGCCTTCGTATATTAGGGTGCATAAACTAGAGTGAAGCTAGAAAAACTAATCGAAAGCCTTCCAGAAGAAGAACAAGATGTTTTGTTTGCTATGGCTCAGGAATACAAAGACTCCCTAAAACGGGAAAAGTCCCAGAATGATTTTATGGCCTTTGTGCACCAAATGTGGCCCGGCTTTATTAACGGTGGTCATCATAAGATTATGGCCCAGAAATTTCAGGATATAGCAGATGGAAAACTTCGTCGTCTTATTATTAATATGCCTCCTCGCCATACTAAGTCTGAGTTTGCTAGTTACATGCTTCCTGCGTGGTTTCTGGGAAAGTTCCCTGATAAGAAGATTATCCAGTGTTCCAATACTGCGGAACTGGCTGTTGGCTTTGGACGAAAAGTACGGAACTTGGTAGGATCCTCACAGTACCACGAGGTATTTCCAGAAGTAAATTTGAAATCAGATTCCAAGGCTGCGGGGCGCTGGGACACAAATAAGGGGGGCACTTACTTCGCTATTGGTGTTGGCGGTACCGTTACTGGTAAAGGTGCGGACCTTTTGATTATTGACGATCCCCACTCGGAGCAAGAGGCCGCGATTGCCGCGACTAACCCAGAGGTTTACGATAAGGTCTTTGAGTGGTATTCCTCTGGTCCAAGACAACGACTACAGCCGGGCGGAGCGATTGTGGTTGTTATGACCCGCTGGAGCCTAAAAGATTTAACTGGAAGAATTTTAAAATCGGCCTTTGAGCGAGATGGCGATGAGTGGGAAGTAATTAGTTTCCCAGCGATACTGCCTAGCGAAAGACCATTATGGCCCGCGTTCTGGCCCCTAAATGAATTACTCGCTTTAAAGGAAGAACTTCCAGTTTCTAAATGGAACGCTCAGTATCAACAGAGTCCTACCTCAGAAGAGGGCGCCCTAGTTAAAAGAGATTGGTGGCAGAAATGGGAAACCGATACCCCGCCGAAGTGTGAGTTTATTATCCAATCTTGGGATACCGCCTTTACTAAGAATGAACGTTCGGACTATTCAGCCTGCACAACATGGGGAGTTTTTTATCTTAATGAAGATGAGATGCAGCCTAATATTATTCTTTTGGATGCGATGAAAGAAAGGCTAGAGTTCCCAGAACTTAAAGAACGGGCTTTTAAGATGTACAAAGAATGGGAACCAGATGCTTTTATTGTTGAGGCAAAAGCCTCAGGAACGCCACTTATATTTGAATTAAGGCGTATGGGTATACCCGTAACAGAGTTTACACCTACCCGTGGTAATGATAAGATAGCAAGGCTGAATTCCGTAACAGATTTATTTGCGTCTGGCAAGGTGTGGGCGCCCGGCAAAAGGTGGGCTGATGAAGTAATCGAAGAAATGGCTTCTTTTCCAAACTCGGATCACGATGACTTAGTGGACTCCTCCACACAGGCTTTGATCCGTTTTAGAAAAGGCGGCTTTATTCGGCTACCATCAGACGAAGTAGATGAACCAATTTATAGACGCAAAACCGCGTATTACTAGGAAAAACTATGGCAATTGAAAAAGCACTATACCAACTACCCGAAGGCATGGATTCTTCACAGGAACCCGCCCTTGATATTGAAATCGAAGATCCAGAATCAGTAACCATTGGTATAGACGGGTTAGAGATTACCCTAGAACCAGAAGAGGAAAGCGATCAAGATTTTGGTGCTAACCTAGCAGAATACATGAGTGACGGCGCTTTATCCGAAATTGCTGGAGATTTAATTGGCGATTTTGATTCAGATATAGCATCCCGTAGAGATTGGATTCAGGCTTATGTAGACGGTCTAGAGCTTTTAGGTATGAAGATTGAAGACCGTATGGAACCGTGGCCCGGCGCCTGTGGTGTTTATCACCCACTGCTTTCTGAAGCAGTCGTTAAGTTCCAATCTGAAACCATCATGGAAACGTTTCCAGCCTCTGGTCCTGTAAAGACCCAGATTATCGGCAAAGAAACACCTGAAAAGAAAGCTGCTGCTGAACGTGTTCAAGCGGATATGAACTACCAATTAACAGACGTAATGCAGGAATATCGCCCTGAGCAAGAGCGTTTACTCTGGGGCTTGGGGATTGCAGGTAACGCATTTAAGAAAATTTATTACGATCCAAGTCTTCAACGTCAGGTAGCTATGTATGTACCTGCTGAAGATATGGTTGTTCCTTACGGAGCATCTAGTCTTGAGTCAGCCGAGCGCGTTACTCACGTTATGCGCAAAAGCGAAAATGAACTACGCAAACTTCAGGTTGCTGGATTCTATAGAGATATAGACCTAGGCGAGCCAGACAACGTATTAGATGAAGTAGAAAAGAAAATTGCAGAGAAGCTTGGCTTTAGAGCCACCTCAGATGACAGATTTAAAGTGTTGGAAATGCACGTTGACCTCGACTTAGAGGGCTACGAGCATGAAGATGAAGATGGAGAACCTACGGGGATTGCTTTACCTTATGTTGTAACCATTGAAAAAGGTAGCAATTCAGTTTTGGCAATCAGGAGAAATTGGAACCCAGATGATGAAACTCATAAGAAACGTCAGCACTTTGTTCACTACGGCTATATTCCCGGTTTTGGCTTCTATTGTTTTGGTCTCATTCATCTTATCGGGGCTTTTGCTAAATCGGGAACTTCTATCCTCCGTCAGTTGGTTGATGCAGGGTCACTTTCCAACTTGCCGGGTGGCTTTAAGACCCGTGGATTGCGGGTTAAAGGAGACGACACGCCGATAGCGCCCGGCGAATTCCGCGACGTTGACGTACCTAGCGGTACGATGAAAGACAACATTATGACTTTGCCATACAAAGAGCCGTCAATGGTTCTGGCTGGGTTGTTGGATAAGATCGTAGACGAAGGTCGCCGGTTCGCTTCTGCTGCTGACTTAAAAGTTGCAGATATGTCAGGGAATACCCCAGTAGGGACAACCCTTGCTATTCTGGAAAGAACTTTAAAAGTTATGTCTGCCGTACAAGCCCGTATTCATTATTCAATGAAGCGCGAGTTTAAGTTACTAAAGACCATTATTGCGGATTACACCCCTGAAGAGTATTCATATGATCCAGCAGAAGGTGACCGCAAGGCTAAGAAATCGGACTATGACGATGTAGAAGTTATTCCAGTTTCAGATCCTAATGCGGCTACGATGAGCCAAAAGATTATGCAGTATCAAGCTGCTCTTCAATTAGCCCAGTCAGCGCCACAACTTTATAATATGCCATTGCTGCATCGCCAGATGTTAGATGTTCTAGGAATCAAGGATGCTAACAAGTTAGTACCTTTGCCCGATGATCAAAAACCGCGCGATCCAATTACGGAAAATATGGATAACCTTAAGGGTAAACCATTAAAGGCGTTTATATATCAAGACCACGATGCCCATATTGCAGTGCATATGGCTCTAATGCAAGATCCAAAAATCATGCAAACGATTGGTCAAAACCCACAAGCGCAAATGATTATGGGCGCTTTAATGTCCCACATTCAAGAGCATTTAGGTTATGCATATCGCAGACAAATGGAAGAAATGATTGGCGTTCCAATTCCTTATAGCGAAGAAGAGGACTATGAATTACCAGAAGAAGTAGAACTTCAGATTGCTAGATTAGCCGCGCCCGCAGCACAGAAATTATTACAACAAGATAGAACTGCTATTGCAGCGCAACAAGCTCAACAAGCAGCTCAAGACCCATTGGTTCAAATTCAGCAAGCGGAATTGCAAATCAAGGCTCAAGAAGCTCAAACTAAGCAAATGAAGGCCCAGTCTGATGCGCAGGCTAAGGCACAACAAATGGCTATTGAGCAAGAAAGAATAGCATCACAAGAACGTATAGCGGGAATGCAAATAAACGCTAAGGTACAAAAAGACAATGCAGATCTACAAATTCAACGCGAAATTGAAGCTGCAAGATTGATGTCTAAGTCAACAACGGAAGCAAACAAACTTGGAGTGGATATTGCCAAGCACAACCAAATGATGTCCAAACAAACGAATAGAGGTTAACGATGTTAGAAAAAGCGCTTAATCATTTAACTGAAAAGATAGATGACAAAGTTCAACGATTGCAGGAATCCCTTGGTACAGGAGCAGCTAAAGACTATTCCGATTACCAAAAGATGTGTGGTGAAGTTCAGGGTCTGTTGACCGCACGTCTTTTTATCGCAGACCTTGCAAAAAACGTGGAGAACTCGGATGAGTGACCAAACGGCAGTAGATTTAGGTAGGGCGGTAGATTTATCAGCATTACTCAACAAAGAAGCAGATGAAAAAGCACGACAACTTCCCATTCCTTCAGGTTATCGCATCCTATGCGCTATCCCAGAGGCTGAAGAAGAGTATGAAAGTGGCATATTAAAGTCTAGCGATACCATTAATTTCGAAGAAAAACTGGCAACAGTCCTATTCGTGGTTCATTTGGGGCCTGATTGTTACAAAGATGAGAAGAGATTCCCTACGGGTCCTTGGTGTAAGCAGGGTGACTTTGTAATTGTTAGACCAAACGCTGGAACACGCCTTTTAATACATGGTCGTGAATTCAGATTGATCAACGACGATTCCGTAGAGTCTGTAGTTCAGGATCCTCGCGGCATTAAACGCGCTTAAGGAGTAGAAAATGGCTGAAAATCAACAAGAGATGGAAGAATTTGAATTTCCTGACGAAATAGAAGAGAAAAAAGCACCAGAACCTGAAGTTGAAGCTAAATCTGACATAGATATCGAGATTGAAGACGATACCCCACCCGCTGATCGTGATCGTAAGAACTTACATCCCTCAGTTGTTAAGGAATTGGAAGAAACCGAGCTAGATAAGTACCAAGAAGAAGCTAAAGACAAGCTAAAACAGCTTAAAAAAGTCTGGCACGATGAACGCAGAGCCAAAGAAGCTGCTTTACGTGAGCAACAAGAGGCTGTACGCGTTGCAAAAAGGTTTATGGATGAGAATAAAACCCTCAAAGAACGCCTTTCCAACGGTGAAACAGCCTATGTTGACACAGTAAAACAGGCTACAGCGCGAGAAATGGATATGGCGAAAGCTGAATTTAAGTCCGCGTATGAATCTGGCGATGCAGACAAGCTTTTAGAAGCTCAGGAAAAGATGACCGCAGCTAGTTTGCGGATGGATAAAGCGCAGAATTATCAGCACGTTTATCAAAAAGCTTTACAAGAAGAGCAAAACGAGGTACAAAGCAATAATCAGCAAGTAACAACACCCGACCATAAAGCAGTAAGCTGGCAAAAACGAAATGATTGGTTTGGTCAAGATGAAGAAATGACCAGTCTTGCTCTAGGATTGCATGAAAAGTTAGTTCGCAGTGGTGTATCGGCTGGATCTGATGAGTACTACAACCGCATTGATAACACAATGCGTAAACGATTCCCCGAAAATTTCGAGGATACTAACGACGCGGAAGATGAACCTGTAAGGGAAAATCGACCAAAAGCTAGCACGGTAGTAGCGCCAGCAACGCGCAGTACGTCCCCTAAAAAGATACGTCTGAGCAAAACGCAAGTTCTCTTGTCTAAAAAACTAGGACTGACCCCTGAGCAATATGCCCGTGAACTAACTAAATTGGAGGCCCAAAATGGCTGAAGTAAGAACAAAACGTGATGTAGAAACCCGTGCAGTTTATGAGCGACCTACAGAGTGGTCGCAACCTGAGCTGCTCCCTGAGCCTGACAAAGAGGCTGGTTTTTCGTATCGATGGATTCGTGTCTCGAACCTAAACGTAGCAGATCCTCGCAATCTTTCAGCAAAACTGAGAGAAGGTTGGGAACCCGTTAGAGTCGAAGAACAACCTAAATTTCAACTCTTAGTTGATCCCAATAGTCGCTTTAAGGACAATATTGAGATTGGCGGATTATTACTTTGCAAGACTCCGACTGAGTTTGTTCAGCAACGCAACGCGCATTACGCGAAGCAAAGCCAAGCCCAAACGGAAGCTGTAGACAATAATCTTATGCGCCAAAGTGACCCAAGGATGCCCCTCTTTTCAGAGCGAAAATCCTCGACGAGCTTTGGTAAAGGTTCTTAATTTTTTTATCTAGGAGATTTAAATGGCTTATCCAACCGTTTCTGCTCCCTATGGTCTAGTTCCAGTTAACCGTGCTGACTTTTTGCCCTATGCTGGGGCTACACGTCAGTTACCAATCGCCAGTACTTATAACACTGCGATTTACAACGGTGACGTAGTTATGATCAAAGGTGGCAATATTATTAAATCGACTGTAACTATTGATTCAACCACAGACAATACCGCTAACTTAACTTATGGTGTGTTTATGGGTGTTCAGTACGTTAATAGTCAAAGTCAGCTAGTTCAAGCTCAATATTACCCCGGTAATGCTGCTGCTAGTACTGCTGTTGCTTATGTTGTTGACGATCCTATGGCAGCTTTTAAAGTAGCTATTACCTATTCTGGTAACACTACTATTACTACAGCTAACTCGTCTGTTGTTGGTACTAATCAAACTCTACGTCAAGGTACAGGATCAGCCACTACTGGTGATTCCGCCGTTTCGCTTATTGCTCCCGTAGTTGGTAGTGGTAACGCAGCAGCAGCACCTGTTCGTGTGATTGCAGTAGTTCCTGAAACAGCCACTGGCTCAAACGCCTACACGGAAGTTATCGTGAAGTTCACTAACCCCCAAATTCTGTTGGCTGCGGCCCAGAATTACGTTTAAGGAGCTAATTAAATGGCTATTTCACGCGCACAACTACTGAAAGAGTTGCTCCCCGGACTGAATGCATTGTTCGGCTTAGAGTATGCTCGCTACGGTGAAGAACACAAAGAGATCTACGAAACTGAGACCTCAGAGCGTTCTTTTGAAGAAGAAACAAAGCTTTCCGGCTTTTCTGCTGCACCTGTTAAAAACGAAGGCTCTGCCATCGCTTATGACAATGCTCAAGAAGCATGGACTGCTCGCTACAACCACGAAACTATTGCCCTTGGCTTTAGCTTGACTGAAGAAGCAATCGAAGACAACCTCTACGATAGCCTATCAGCTCGTTATACCAAGTCCTTAGCTCGTGCTATGGCTTATACCAAACAGGTTAAAGCTGCTGCTGTATTGAATAACGGTTTCACTACTGGCTATAACGGTGGCGACGGCGTTCCTTTATTCAGCGCATCACACCCATTGGTATCTGGCGGTACTAACAGCAACATTCCTACAACCCCTGCCGACTTGAATGAGACTTCGTTAGAAGCCGCTGTAATTCAAATTAGCTTGTGGACTGACGAACGTGGTCTGTTAATTGCTTCCAAGCCTAAGAAATTGATCGTTCCACCTTCACTCCAGTTCGTTGCAACTCGCTTGCTCGAAACTGAATTACGTGTTGGTACAAACGACAATGACATCAACGCCATTAAGAACAACGGTTCTGTTTCGGAAGGTTATACCATTAACCATTTCCTAACCGACACCAATGGTTGGTTCTTGACCACGGACGTTCCAAACGGTATGAAGCACTTTGTGCGTTCGCCTTTGGCTCAGTCAATGGACGGCGACTTCGACACGGGCAATGTCCGCTACAAGTCACGCGAGCGTTATAGCTTTGGCTGGAGCGATCCCCTCGGGATGTTCGGTTCAGCAGGTGCTTAATTAGTCTTATATAAGACTTACGAAGACCCCGCTCAAAAGGCGGGGTTTTTCTTTTTCAAAGTGTTGTATTTATTTATAGTTGTAGTATTATTGGAGAAACCGGGAAAACCGGCTTATCAAACTGTCCCGGCAGACAGCATATTGATTGATAAGCTGATCTTATATGCAAGGACAATTTATCATGACTTTAGCAACTACCTCGTCGTTATGGCGTTCAACAGGTGGCGATTCTACTCGTACAGCTTATGCTGGTTCAATGGAAATGATCGCTCAGTTTTACATCGCCAACGCATCCTCTACTTCCGCAAACGTAACAGTTTCTGCTACTAATACGGCTCCAATTATTCTGCCAGCTAACACGGTTGTTTTACGTGTAAGTATTACTACTGGTTCAACTGGTGCAAACTCAGCAGCTAACATAGGGTTTACCCCAATTACTGGTGGCGGCCCCGGACAAGCGATTGCTTTAGGTACTAACGTTCCTGCGGCTTTTACAAACGCTGCTAACGTAGTTGCTCGTACAACTATTAACGTAGGTGGCACAGGTGGCGGCGCTTCTTTAGGCAACGTAGCTAACGCAACTAATTTAATTATTGTTACCTCTGCTATTGGCGCCGCTGGTGCTGTTGGTGGTCCTGTAACGGGTTTAATTAGTTATTACGTAGCGGACAACGGTCAGCAAAACGTTTAATTAATCTAGGGGGATTCGTCCCCCACTTAAATCTTTAGGAGATTAATTATGATGCAATATGACGTAAAAGCCTCGCACTTCAATGTGTCGGGTAATGCTGTAACAAGTACTTGCCGTTTAAAGGGTGTTTTATCTACTGCTGGCGCAACTGCTGGCTATGTAAACTTGTGGGATTCAACCGCCGCTCCTTTAACTGGTACTTACGCTCGTGCTAACACTACTGTAACTGTATCCGTAACGGCTCATGGTTTAACCAATGGGCAAGCATTTGGATTTGTAGCAACATCAAATAATGCAACGGACGGCAATTATGTGGTTACTTCTTTAGCTAATGCTAATGCGTTTACTTTTACCGATATTAATACGGGTACTGCGGCAGGAAACTGTTCTATTAATACCCGTTGGTTGATGTCTTGGGATACAGCGAACATTCAAGCAGAAACTTATATGTTATTGCCCGGCGAAGGTATTAAAGCTAATAATGGCATTTATGCAGAACTTAGCAACGTTACTGGCGCAATCGTATTTTATGGCTAAGAAAAAAGGTCCTTCTCTAGCAATAGGTCGTGGTGAAAAGCTTCCTGTATCTAAGGGAGCTGGACTGACTGCCAAAGGTCGTGCTAAATATAACGCCGCTACTGGCTCTAACCTAAAGGCTCCACAGCCTGAAGGCGGAGCTAGGAAGAAATCTTTTTGCGCGCGTATGTCTGGAATGCCCGGACCCATGAAAGATGAAAAGGGCAGACCTACTCGTAAAGCGGCTAGTCTAGCTCGATGGAAGTGTTAATGAATAATATTGATCCAATTGAGACGGCAAGAGAATTAGCTACTCACGCCAGTAACATTCAACACTTGCAGGAAGACATGGATAAAATGATAGTAGAGATGGCTGAAATTAAAGCTACGCTCCAAAACATTGAAAAAACCCTGTCTGAAGCTAAAGGTGGCTGGAAAACGTTAATGGCTATCGGTGGTGGAGTTAGTATTATCACTGGAGTTATTGGTTTAATTATTGGATATTGGAGTCATAAATGAAAAAGATGAAAAAATTTGCTGCTGGCGGACGTTTTGTTGACGACGGTGAATCACAAAGATATGTAGAAGACGCTCCCGCTGATGTTCCTGTAGCCGCTGGAATTGCTCCTGTGCGTGGTGGTCCTGTTAGCGCTGGACTTGCTCCTGTTCTTAGTGATACGGCGGGCGGTTTTCAAGACAATATGGATAGACCGGATGTAGTTGCTAGACCTATGGGCTTAATGGTTCCTCGCGGTAGGGGTCTTGGTGCTAGTTTGGCTGGTATGGGCGCTTTGCGAGCTTCGGGAATGAAAAAAGGCGGCGCTGTAAAGAAAATGGCTAAAGGTGGTTCTACGTCTTCAGCCTCCAAACGTGCAGATGGTTGTGCTATCAAAGGTAAAACTAAAGGACGTTTTGTATGAAAAAGAAAAAGTTTGCTGAAGGCGGATCTTCGTTTATTGACGATTTTGAAGCCGCCAAAAAGAATAAGGCTGAAGTTGTTGCTGATAAAGTAGCTGATAAATTAACGCCAGTAGCCGTTCCAGCAAAATCTGAGTTCCAAACCGCAGAGGGTGACCACCCTATGATTGATGCGATTACTCGTAAAGTAGCTTTGATGAAAAATGCACCAAGATTTATACAAAAAGGGTTTAACGGTAATGCATCAATTACCCCAGATGCGTTAGCTAGAAAAGATATTTTAAAACAGGTTAAGAGTGATACTGTGGCATATAGGTCAGACTACGATGATGCTGGATATAAGTCGGGCGGTAAAGTAAAATCAGCTTCTGCTCGTGCAGATGGTTGCGCAATAAGGGGTAAGACTCGTGCCTAGCGTATCTAAAAAGCAGCACAACCTCATGGCGGCAGTTGCTCATAACCCAGCATTTGCTAAGAAAGTTGGTATCCCACAGTCCGTGGGAATGGATTTTAACAAAGCCGATAAAGGCAAAACATTTAAAGGTGGCGGTATGGCTAAGAGCGATATGAAAGAAGATACAAAAATGGACAAAGCCCAAGACACGGCGATGATTAAGAAAGCCTTTAAACAGCACGATATGCAAGAGCATAAAGGCGGTAAAGGAACAACTTTAAAATTATCTAAAGGTGGTCAATTATCTAAAGCTGATGGCTGCGCTACTAAAGGCAAAAGCAAAGGCACAATGATTAAAATGAAATCTGGCGGGATGTGCTAAATCATGGCATACACAGAAACCGGCAAAGAAAAAGAGAAGCGCGAAGCTTATTACAAAGCTAATAAAGAGCGCGGAATCCGTCAGGAAAAGCAACGCGACTATGAAATGTTTGGCACAACCGAACAGAACATTCCTGCCGTAGATACTATGGGCAATGTTACTGGTATGAAATCAGGCGGTAAGGTTTCTTCAGCTTCTGCTCGTGCGGATGGATGTTGTGTTAAAGGTAAAACCAAAGGAAAAATGGTATGAGACCTAGCCGTGGTATGGGCGATATATCCCCATCTAAAATGCCTAGTGGCGTAAAGAAAGCCCGCAGAGACAATACTGATTTCACTCAATTTGCTGAGGGCGGTAAGGTTGGTTTGTACGCTAATATCAACGCGAAGAAAAAACGGATTGCTGCTGGTTCTGGCGAGAAGATGAGAAAGCCCGGATCTAAAGGCGCACCAACTAAGCAAGCTTTTATTAACTCTTTAAAAACAGCGAAGAAATAATGGCTACTAAAAATTGGATTCAAGACGCAATTAAAAAACCCGGATCATTACGCAAAGCGCTTGGTGCTAAAGCTGGAAAACCTATTCCAGAATCAAAGTTAGCTGCTGTGGCAAAAAAACCCGGTAAATTAGGCAAACGTGCTAGATTAGCGGAGACATTAAAAGGTTTAAAATGAAACCAGAAGATTTTATTGACCGCCAAATGGAGGCGTCTGATAAGTTATTTAAAGTTATGTTTGAAGACCACAAAGAGCGCATGAAAGATATGGTTCTTTGGGCAGATATGAACTCTGGACTAATGCGGAAGTTAGACGAGAGAGATGAAGAAATAGCAAGACTAACTGCGGAACTTATCGCAATGAAAGCAGCTTCAGGACTATGACAACAATAGGGCAATCAGTATTTAACCTAGACCTCAACGATTTAGTTGAAGAGGCTTTTGAGCGGGCTGGCTTAGAGCTGCGCACAGGTTATGATATGCGGACTGCCCGTAGGTCTTTAAACCTATTGACAATTGAGTGGGCAAATCGTGGAATTAACCTCTGGACTATTGAACAAGGCCAAATTCCTATGGTTACTGGGCAAGCATCATACCCATTTCCTACTGATACTATTGACCTTTTAGACCAAGTAATACGTACGAATAATGGTACGTCTAACCAGATTGATATTAATATCACCCGTATTTCTGAATCCACCTATTCAACACTGCCAAATAAGCTCGCACAGGGGCGCCCGATACAAGTGTGGATAAACCGTCAAACAGGCCAAACAAACCCCACTACGGCTGTTTTAACGGCTAATGTAACCTCCTCAGCGACTACTATTGATGTAAGTGATGCTACCGTACTAGCTTCTAATGGGTTTATTAACCTAAACACAGAAACAATCTACTATGCTAATGTTAGCGGAAACCAACTTATTAACTGCGCCCGCGCCCAAAATGGCACTACGGCAACAAGTCATGTAACGGCTACAGTAGCTTATACGAATAATTTGCCTAGCATTAATGTATGGCCTACCCCCAATTCACCCGGAAGCCAGTATATGTTTGTGTACTGGAGATTAAGACGGCTTCAAGATGCAGGCACAGGCGTTACTGAGCAAGATATTCCTTTCCGCTTTTTACCTTGCATGGTCGCTGGATTGGCTTACTATATTGCCATGAAAAAGCCAGAAGTAGATCCAAATAGAGTAATGACACTAAAAGCGGATTATGAACAGCAGTTCCAACTTGCCGCCGATGAAGATCGTGAAAAGGCTTCTATTCGATTTGTACCACGCGAAATGTTTTATTGAGGTTATGAATGCCCCTTAAAGACCTAGAAGCTCGCAAAGCATACCAAAAAGATTACGCCAGCCGTAATAAAGAAAAGGCTTGCGCTCGCCTTAAGGCATGGAAAAAAGCTAACCCAGAAAAAGTGGCAGAACAAAATAAAAGATACGCAGAAAAACACCCAGAAAAATTAGTACAAAAAACAATTCGGTGGAGAAATAAGAATCCAGAGCGGGCTGCGGAACTTTCTAAGCAGGGGCGGCAAAGAAATAAAGGAAGAATTGTTGCCAATAAAGCAAAATATCGGGCCGGTAAAACAAACAGAACTCCAGCGTGGCTAACCGAAAGCGACTTTTTGCGTATAAAATGTAAATATCAATTAGCGGCAATGTTAAACAAACACGGCGTAGAGCCTTGGGAAGTTGATCATATAATCCCATTGCACGGACAAACAGTATCAGGGTTACATGTACCTAGTAATTTGCGGGTTATTACGGCAAGAGAAAATCGTTTAAAAAACAACCGACTGGAGGAAAGTTATGCCTAGCAAGTATGCCTCCGGCAAAAATTCAATTGCCGAATGTGATCGTTGCGGGCAAAGGTACATGTTAAAGGAATTAAAAAAGCAAGTACTTAAAACTAAACTATATAATATTAAAGTCTGCCCAAGCTGCTGGGACCCGGATCAACCACAATTACAACTTGGTATGTTTCCAATTTCTGACCCACAAGCAGTACGGGATCCAAGACCAGATGTGAGTTATCAGCAGTCAGGTACTAGTGGTTTGCAGATTGACATTAACGGCGGCACTGGGGTTGATGGGTTTGGTAACCCAGATATGGGTAGTAGGGTGTTTCAGTGGAATTGGAATCCCGTAGGTGGTTCAAGAAGATTTGATAATGCATTAACGCCAGATGACTTGAAGGGTTACGGACAACTTGGTACAGTAACAATTAGCATAACTTAAGGAGCATGACATGGGATTTAGAAAATCAGCAGATGGAGTAACTAAGACAGGTAAAACTGATACTCAGGTATTCCCAGACGACGGTAAGAAAGTTATTTTGAGTGGCCCAAAAGCCAACAAAAGTAGCCTAAACAAGAACATGAAGGCAGTAGGTCGTAACTTAGCCCGTGCCGCAAACCAAAGAGGTCGATAATGGCTAAATTTAGCGCAAAGAAAATGGGCAAAGAAGTTGGTGCGGCTGCTGTATACGCTGAACCACACACGATGAGTGGCGGTCCCGTAAGCGAAAAATCAGCGGTAGTTAAAGCTGGTAATGGCGTAGACGATATTAAAATGTCTGTAGGTGGTGTATTTAAGAGCCAGAATGATGAAGTAAAAACTTCGGGTATTAAGATCCGTGGTACTGGTGCAGCCACTAAAGGCGTTATGTCTAGAGGACCAATGGGCTAATGAATTACCAAGAACTGTTCGATCAGATTCAAGCCTATACGGAAAACCAATTTCCGGCGACTTATCTCGCCAATGGAAGTACGGTCAGCTATACAACGCAGATTAATACTTTCATTGAACAGGCGGAACAGCGTATCTATAACACGATACAGATACCTTCTTTGCGTAAAAACGTTACAGGAAATTGCTCTTCGACTACAGTTTATTTAGGATGTCCTAACGACTACTTATCTACCTATTCAATGGCGGTTATTGATGGGGATGGTGCATATGAGTACCTTTTAAACAAAGACGTTAACTTCATTCGTGCAGCTTACCCAGATCCAACAGCTACGGGCTTACCCCGATACTACGCCTTATTTGGTTCTAGACTGAATGATCCTAATGAACTGAGCTTTATGCTAGGCCCAAAACCTGATGCAAACTACGGTATTGAGCTTCATTACAACGCTTATCCAGAATCCATTGTCGATGCTGGTACGTCTTGGCTTGGTGATAACTACTCGCCCGCGCTGCTTTGGGGCAGTATAGTGGAAGCGTATTCTTATATGAAAGGTGAGTCAGACTTGCTAGCGCTATACAAGGCTAAGTATGATGAAGCAATGCAACAGCTCAACAGACTGGGTACTGGATTAGAGCGCAACGATGCTTACCGAGTAGGACAAGCCTCTATTAAGGTTAATCCGTAATGCATACGACCCGTAAAGGCGCACTAGCCGCAGAAGAAAAACAGTATTTTACTGGTAAGCCCTGCAAAACAAGTAAACATATTGCCAATCGCCGCACTAAAACAGGTGAATGTATGGCTTGCCGTGCTGAGTTTCTTGTTGCATGGCGGGCTAAAAACCCAAACAAAGTAAAGCAACATAATGATACCCAGTATAAGAACCATGCTGAAAGCCTTATCGCTAGGTCAAAAGAATTTCGCTTGGAAAATTTAGATCTGATGCGTCAAAAAAGCAGAAATTACCAAAAGAAGAATTTGCATATTTTTGCAAAAATTGGTGCCAAACGCAAAGCAGCAAAACTCCAACGTACCCCCGCATGGCTTACAGAAATTGACCATTGGATGATTGGGCAAGCCTATGAATTAGCTGCATTAAGGAGTAAAATGACTGGGTTTGTGTGGCACGTAGATCATGTAGTACCTTTACAGGGTAAAACCGTATCTGGCTTGCACACGCCGTATAATTTGCAAGTTATTCCAGCAGCAGTTAATATCAGCAAATCTAATAAATTTTTAGGAGCATAGAATGGCAATTACCCAAGCAATGTGTGACTCGTTCAAGGTACAAATCCTTGCTGGTCAACAAAATTTAACATCTGGTGCTACGCCCGTATATAAGATCGCTTTGTATACTAGTTCAGCGACTCTATCAAACGCAACAACCGCGTACACGACTTTAAATGAGCAGACTAGCTCTAGCTCAAACTACACCGCTGGTGGTAATACACTAACGATTAGTACAAGTCCTACCTCTACAGGTAACGTAGCGTTTATGTCGTTTGCGAATAGTTCTTGGACTAATGCGAATATTACAGCTAACGGTGCGTTGATTTATAACTCTACTGCAAATACGGCTGTTGCTGTGTTGGCTTTTGGTGGCGATAAGACTGCTACTAACGGTACATTTAGCGTTATATTCCCAACAGCAGACTCGACTTCAGCCATTATCCGGATTGCCTAAACAGGAGCTTTAGATGGCTCTGATTCTTGCAGACCGCGTTAAAGAAAATACCACTACAACTGGTACTGGCACTATTGTATTAGGTGGTGCGCAGACCGGTTATCAGTCATTTGCGGTAGTAGGTAATGCCAATACAACGTATTACACCATAGCGGATCAAACAGGGTCTACTTGGGAAGTAGGTATTGGCACGTACTATTCTGGTAACGTTTCTTTAGCTCGTACTACGATTCTGTCTTCAAGTAATGCGGGCGCGGTTGCTAATTTTACGGCTGGTACTAAGGACGTATTTGTTACTTATCCGTCTGAAACTTCTGCATTAGGCGGAAGCGGGCAAGCAATTATAGTAAATCAAGCAAACGCTACAGCAAACTATACGATTGCTACAGGTACTAATGGTTTCTCAGTAGGCCCAATTACTACAGCAAACGGCGTATCTGTTACTATTTCTAGCGGTTCTAGATGGGTGGTTATTTAAATGAGTACTATAAGCGCAGGAAATACAGCCTCTACCGCAATAGTTATTACTGGTGATACTTCTGGTAACTTAGCTTTTACTACTGGCGCTGGTACTAATACTATTACTGTTCCTAATTTAACAGGCACTATTATTACTAACAAAACGGCTGGTACGGTATTGCAAGTAGTTAGTAATACTTTAAATACCACACTTTCAGTTACAGCTAATGGAACAGAACAACTTGTTACTGGAATAAATGCCACTATTACGCCAAATTTTTCTACAAGCAAAATATTAATAATTGCCCAAATTATGTATTCATCACTTTTAACAACTTATGGTGGATACTTTAAAAGAAACTCAACATCAATAGGTCTTGGGGCAACAGCTTCAGGGCAACAATTAGTTTCCATGGGAATGGCTTTTGTAACTGACGGAAACCAAACAAATACTTTTGTCTATAATTATTTAGATTCTCCTGCAACTACTTCTTCTACAACTTACCAATTTTATGTAAATAACGATAATACTATTGCTATTTATTTTAATAGGTCTGCAACAGACCAAGCGAATGCAACTGGTAAACGAGGAATATCAACAGTAACATTAATGGAAATAGCAGCATGAGTCAATATTTTACACAAGCAATTTATGCTTTATATCCACAAACTACTCACACTATTAGTGAAAAAGCATACGACAAAGATGACAATATTGTTGAATATGACGCTGCTGCGGTTGAAGTAGAAGCTAACAAAATTGCTTGTAAAAATCAAGCTAAAGCTATTCTTACAGCAACCGATTGGACTTCTATTGCCGATGTAGGCGACTCAACTAAAGCCAATCCTTACCTTGTAAACCAAGCTGAATTTATTGCTTATAGAAGCACCGTTAGAGGATATGCAGTAAATCCAGTAGTAGACCCAGTATTTCCTGTAGCGCCAACCGAACAATGGAGTTCATAATGTCGTATTTTGCAAAGTGCGAGGCAACTTCAGAAGCCTCTAAATTTTTAGTAACTGAAGTTATTGCGGCAGACCAAGAGTTTGTTGATACTCAACCCGGAATGTGGGTACAAACTTCATATAACACCTATGGAAACGTGCATTACGCACCATCTCCTCCCGCTGAACCCCATACGCCCGATGGTGGAACTCCGCTTCGTGCTAACTATGCTGGTATTGGGTATACATACGATAACTCTTATGTTATTGACGGAGTTGTAGGCGTTTTCTATGCACCTCAGCCGTATCCATCTTGGATTCTAAATACTTCAACTTTCCTATGGGAAGCTCCAGTACCTTATCCAACCGACGGTCAAGCCTACTACTGGGATGAAGCAACATTGTCTTGGGTACTATTAGACCCTCAACCTTAAGGATTTAATATGACGGTAATTATTGATGGGTCAAATGGTTTAACGTTTCCCGATGTAAGTATTCAAGCCACAAGCGCAACTAATGCTACCAACATTAGTGCTGGAACTTTGCCGTTTGCTCGTCTACCAACTGGGTCAGTATTGCAAGTGGTTCAGTCAAGTTATACAAATGCAACAACTACAACATCTACCTCTTATGTTACAACTGGAATTTTAGTAACCATTACTCCAAAGTTTTCCACAAGTAAAATTTTAGTTATGCACCAAGGGATGATTAATACACAAGGGTCTGCATATTGGGGATATTACACTTTGTACAGAGGCGGTTCTAATTTAAATGGTTCTGTTGGTTCTGGCGGACTTTACATCAATGGAGGCACAGATAATCATGTACCTACAAATTTGGTTTTTTTAGACAGCCCTGCAACAAGTTCTGCAACTACTTACACGGTTTATATTAAAAGTAGTAGTGGAAGCAGCGTTAGATACAACTCTGATGGATGGTCTTTAAATATAGTTGCTTTGGAGATTGCAGCATGAACCAATATTTTACCCAAGCAATTTACATTCTCTATCCACAAGTTGTTACTATTTACAGCAATGAGGCATTTGACGCAGAAGGCAACCCCGTTATTTATGACACAGCAGCAGTTCAAGTAGAGGCTAAAAAATTAGATTGTAAAGCACAAGCAACTACTATTTTAAATTCAACAGACTGGACTTCTATTGCGGATATTGCATCGCCAGAAAATAATCCGTATTTAACAAACCAAGCTGAGTTTTTATCTTATCGTAATGTTATTCGTGGTTACGCAGTAAATCCAGTAGAAAACCCAACATGGCCCACCCAACCTACAGAGCAGTGGTCTAGCTAACCATGTCCACAATAAATGCACAAGCCGGAAACTCCACAGCCTTCTCAGCAATTATTAAAAGTTCTGACGGTACGGCTAACCTTGTGCTGCAAACAAATGGATCTAACGCTGTAGTAATAGATTCTGGACAAATAGCTAACTTTACTTCTACTGGCGCTGTAACAATACCTGCGGGCACTACAAATAATAGACCTACTGGAGTAAACGGAATGATTCGCTATAACGGCAGCACAGCAAACTTAGAAGTCTATGTAGGCGGAACTTGGACGACATTCCCATGAGCGTAACTATAAATGCAAGCACTGCGGGCTTAACAGAAACCGTAGATACATCTGGAACTTTAGCGCTTCAAACTGCTAATACATCAGCCGTCATTATTGGCACAGATCAAAACGCTAACTTTACCTCTACTGGCGCAATTACTTTGCCTCGTGGTACTACAGCCCAACGCCCAACGGGTGTTAACGGAATGATTCGGTACAACACAGATTCTGGCTACGGTTTAGAAGGTTATGTTGGTAATGCTTGGACTATTATAAAAGCAACCTCATATACAGTAACGTATCTTTCTGTTGCCGGAGGCGGTGGTGGCGGTAATGGTTATAGTGGTTATAATGTGGCTGGTGGTGGCGCAGGTGCCGGCGGATATTTAACAAGTACAGCTTCATTTATTCCGGGAAGTGTATACACCATTACAGTTGGCGCTGGAGGCGCTGGTGCGCCAGACCAATCCTCTTCTCATGGTAGTACTGGTAGCAATTCATCCATAAGTGTTATATCAGTAACTTCAGTTGGTGGTGGTTGGGGGGGTGCAGCAGGTGGCGCGGGTGGCGTAGGTGGTTCTGGTGGTGGTGGTGGTGGTCAAGGTGCATCGGGTGCGGCTGGAACTTCAGGCCAAGGATATGCTGGCGGTGGTGGCGCCAATGTTGTTGGCAAATATTCTGGTGGTGGTGGTGGCGGTGCAGGCGCGGTTGGGGCAACGAATACTGGAACAGATGATGGTGCTGCTGGTGGAGCTGGGCTAGCATCTTCAATTACCGGAACATCTACTTATTATGGTGGCGGTGGTGGTGGTGGATGTTATGTAGGAGGGGCAGGTCCGGGTGGTGCTGGTGGTGGTGGAAATGGAAATACTGGTGGCGGTTCAAATGGTGGAACAAATACTGGCGGTGGTGGCGGTGGTTCTGGTTTAAATATTGGCGCTGGCGGTACTGGTGGTTCAGGGGTAGTTATTTTATCTATTCCTACCACATCTTATACTGGAACCACTTCAGGCTCACCAACCGTAACCACTAATGGCTCTAATACCATCCTTAAATATACCGCTAGCGGCACTTACACAGCCTAACCATGTTATTTGGCTTTGATCCCTTTGCCTCGACCCCGTTTGGTGCTTTGCCCGGCGGGGCGGTTAGTGTTAATGTTGCTGTTACTGGCGTTCAAGCAGTCGGGTATCTAGGCACAGCAAACGTTACTGGTGATGCGGTAGTCAACTTAACAGGTGTCCAAGCTGTTGGTCAGGTAGGTACTGTAACGGCTCAAGCGGGCGCGGTAGTAAATCTTACTGGCGTTCAAGGCGTAGGACAGGTTGGAAGTTTAACCGTAGCCGCAAGCGCGGTAGTCAACCTTACAGGACTTCAAGCCCCAGCACAACTTGGAACCGTAACCACTCAGGGAGGTACTGGGGTAAATGTTACTGGGGTTCAAGCAGTAGGTAGAGTAGGGACTGTAACTACAACTGCTAGCGCGGTAGTCAATTTAACAGGTGTTACAGGCGTAACTCAGCTAGGTACTGCTTCAGCTACTGCGGGGGCTAATGTATATGTAACTGGGGTTCAAGGCGTAGGTCAAGTTGGAACGGTTGTTGCCAAGGCGGGCGCCAATATTTATGTAACAGGAGTCCAAGCAGTAGGTCAAGTTGGAACGGTTACTACGGCGGCTAATGCTAGGGTATTTTTAACGGGTGTAACGGGCATAGGACAGCTTGGTACTGTAGAGATTAAATTAACCCAAAACATCCTTGTAACTGGGGTGCAAGCAGTAGGATATGTAGGTACTGTATCAACTAGAGCCAATGCTAATATCTACTTAACAGGCGTTCAGGCTACGGGTATAATTGGCAATGTATTGGTTTGGGGCCAGATACCTAATAACCAAGACCCAAATTGGACAAATATAGACGATGATTCTAGCGCTAGTTGGGGTCAGATTGATGATTCACAAACCACAGAGTGGGAACTTATAGCAGCGTAAAGGACAAAAATGCCATCAACTTACAGCCCAAGTCTTAAACTAGAACTTATTGGAAACGGCGAACAAGCCGGTACATGGGGTACAACCACAAACTTAAACCTTGGAACCTTGCTAGAACAGGCGATTACTGGGGTACTTCCACTTACACTTACTGGCGATGTAACACTTACTGATTATAACGGGCTATCAGATCAAGCTAGAAATGCTGTATTAATGCTTAATGGATTATTGGCTGCCCCCTGCAATGTTGTTGTTCCCCCATCACAAAAAGTCTACATTGTTAGAAACTTTTCCAACGCTACGGTTACGATTAAAACATCTTCTGGTAATGGAGTAGCCTTAACAAATGCAGCTTCCGCGGTGGTTTTCTGCGACGGTACAGATGTCTATTCTGCAACAACTTTAAACCTTATTGATGGTAATTTAACTGTTACTGGTGGAATAACCTCAAATACATTAGCTGTTACATCTTTCTTTACAACCCCAGAAATCAATGAAAGAACCACTATTTCTGCTACGGGTATTGGCAGTACTTTAAATTTTGATACCCTGACACAGACGGTTTATTACTCTACTGCTAGTGCCACTGCAAATTGCACCCTTAATATTCGTGGAAGTGCTACTACGGCTCTTAATAACCTAATATCTACTGGGCAATCAACTTGTGTAGCAGTCTTTATGACAAATGGTGGAACGCCCTATTACATACCTACTGTAACTATTGACGGGGGTTCAGCAACCCCTAAATGGCAGGGAGGCACCGCGCCAACAACAGGAAACCCAAGCTCTGTTGACATATACACATACAATATTGTCAAAACTGGAAGTGGTACTTTTAGTGTTTTTGCTTCACAAACTCAGTTTGCATAATGCCAATAGTAAATACTCGTGGAACAGCAGGTGCTAAATCCTATGGTTATACCAATGGGTTTCCTCTGCAAATTTCCTATGTAGCAGTAGGTGGTGGTGGTGGTGGAGCTACCTCTACTTTTGGTGCTGGTGCAGGTAAATACTTAGCAGGCACAACTTCTTTTATTCCCGCAACTACATTAATAACTATTACCATTGGTGCAGGTGGCCCCGGTAGCATTGACGGAGGAACAGGTGGTACGACTACAATTAGCGGCGTAGTTAGTTGTGGTGGTGGATATGCAAGTGGTGTTTCTGGTAATGGTTATATTCCGGGCGGCGGAACAGGAACAGATGCATTTGGTGGTGGTGCGGGTTCATCAGGAGATGGCGGTCAAGGAACTGGGGGCAGCGGCGGTACTGGTGGGCCGGGATCAACATCATCAATTTCAGGCTCTTCTCAGACCATAGCTGGTGGCGGTGGTGGTGGAGGTTATTATTATGCAGGTATAGGTACTGCCGGCGGCGGTAATGGAGGAATAGGATCACCAGCAAGCGGAGATCTACCGGGATCGCCCGCTACAGTAAACACTGGTTCAGGTGGCGGTGGCTCTGGTTTAAATACTGGGTTGCCCGGTGGTGCTGGCGGTTCTGGAATTGTTATTATTAGATATAGAGCTACATCACAAAAAATGACGGGCGGTACGTTAACTTCTTATACCACCGCAGGCGTTTTATATTATGTACACACATTTTATACTTCAGGAACACTAACATGGTTATAGAACAACAAGCTCAAGACATTCCCGGTAAAGACGCGGACTGTGCAACAAAAATAGAAATTCTTTGTCCAATTTGCAACCGAGATGTAGATGAAGCTGAACTGGCGGCGCTAGTATGTAGCGATTGTGGCGCCGATTTATCTGATCCTAAACAGAATCTGGCTGTTGCCGTGACTTCTGTGCCTATACTTGGAGTGATATTCTAATGTTTATTATTGATTATGTATTTGATAAGTTGGGCTATATTCGCAAACCCGTACCTGCGCCTTGGCCTTTCCCGCCAGCAAAAGCAAAGCCCGTTGCCAAAAAGGTAGTAAAGAAAACTGTAGTTAAGAAGTCCAAATGAAACGAGTAACCGTTAAACAGATGGCGAAGTCTAGAACCATGTGGTTTTCGCTTGCGTTAATGGTTGTAGGTGCGGTATATGAGAACTTCTCGTATCTGCAAAATGTTATTGACCCCAAGTATTACGGAATTATTTTGATGTGTATTGGGGTTACTTGTGCAGTTTTACGGTTTTACACTACTATGCCATTGGATAAAGAATGAACTATCTTTTATATGCTTTAGTTTTAGTGCCTGTTAACTTAATTGGAACCGTTTTAACCTTTCCATTAGCATTTATTATCGGCATTATGTACTCCACCCAAATTGGCTGGTGTAACAATGCTACGGTATGGCAATCAGGCCCGCGCTTGTTTTCTTTCTTATCATGGTTTCAAACGCCTGATAACAGCTTAGATGGCGATCAAACCTTTAGGGCAGAGCATAACCCTTGCTGGTGGTCAAAAGTGCAATGGCTATGGCGTAATCCGTTCTACGGCTTTGATGTTAAGTTTATTGACGGATCTTCTGGTATGAGCTATCAGGGCGATATTAACTGCAACGAAACCCATGAAGGCACGATTCGTGTAGAAGGCCATAATTTATGGCAATACAACTCATACCACTATGTTTTTGGCAAAATGATGATTTTAAACTTTGGACACAACATCCGTGCGCTGGTTGACCCAGCGTTTATTACGCCAGACCAGTGGCATGACAACACAGCACTGATTAAGAACTATCCAGCAACTTTTGCATTCACCATTAGGTTCGTATAATGTTCGGACTAACTATACCCATTCAGTTTTATATATACGCTGCGTTGTCTTTAGCTGCTGTAGCTGGCATTGGCTATGGCAAATACGAATCTGTTAAGTATGATGCCTATGTATCTAAAGTTGAACTCGCTGCTAAAGAGCAGGAAATGATTAATAAATCTAAGGCTAAAGAAGCCGCTCAAGTTAATGAAAAGGTAAAAAATGACTATGAAAACCGTATCGCTCTTATTAAGCGTACTTATGGTGGGATGCGCCTCTCCAGTACCAATCAAACAGGCACAGTTTCCGCTACCGCCAACCCAACTGATGGCACCCCCGCCGACCCTAAATTTATTGAAAAATGCGCAATAACTACGCAGATGCTGGTTAGTCTTCAGGGTTGGTTGTCAGAACAAATTGGGATCTTTAACGCAAAATGAACAGCTTGCAATTAAAAGAACTTGGCATAGACACCAAATGGGAAATCCCGTTAAATCAAGTCTTTGTTAAATATGATATCTCAACACCAAAGCGTGAAGCAGCGTTTATTGGTCAGTGTTCTGTTGAGAGCGTTAACTTTACTCGCCTACAAGAAAACCTTAATTACTCCGCCCAAAGACTAATGCAGGTATGGCCCAGCCGTTTTCCTAATATTAGTATGGCACAGCCCTATGCTAACAACCCAGAGAAACTTGCTAACTTTGTATACGCTGGGCGCATGGGCAATCTTCAAGATGGTGATGGCTGGAAGTTTCACGGTAGAGGTTTAATACAATTAACAGGTAGAGAAAATTATGCAAATTGCGGAAGTAGTATTGGTGTCGATATTATTGATAACCCTGATTTACTACTCACTCCCAAATATGCCGCTCTAAGTGCGGGCTGGTTCTGGGGAAAACGTGGCTTAAATGATTTAGCTGATTCTGGTGATATTGAAACTATGACAAGACGGATAAATGGCGGCATTACTGGTTTACAAGAACGCAAAGAAAAAATTGCTAAAGCACTATTGGTACTTACATAATGGCATACGATAAAGAATATCAACAACAATATCGGTTAAATAATCGAAATAAATTGATTGCTTATAAAAAAGTATGGGTTGAGTTAAACCCAGAAAAAGTTATTGCAAGCAACAAAAAAAGATATGAAGAAAAAAAAGACCAAATTAAGGCACATGTTGCGGAATACAAAAAATTAAACCCAGCCAAAGCTAATGCCAATAAAGCAAAACGTAAAGCAGCCAAAAAACAACGTACCCCAAAATGGCTTACAAATATAGATTTTGAGCGCATTGAAAATCAGTATAGGCTTGCCGAAATACTTACAAAGCTTCATAATGAGCCGTGGCATGTAGACCATATTATTCCGCTTCAAGGGAAGTTAGTATCCGGATTGCATGTTCCTAGTAACTTGCAAGTTTTAAAGGGTAGTGAAAACTGCTCAAAGCAAAATAACTTTGTACTAGGATAAGTATGCCATTAACTAAAATCATTCTCCGTCCCGGTCTTAATAGAGAAGGTACTAACTACGCCAATGAAGGCGGGTTTTATGACGGCGATAAGATCCGTTTTAGGTCTGGTTTTCCTGAAAAGCTTGGTGGCTGGATTCGATTAAGCCAATATAAGTTCTGGGGCGTATGCCGTTCTATGTGGAATTGGGCAACTTTGGTTGGGTATAACTACCTTGGAATAGGTACTAATCTTAAATACTATGTAGAGAATGGTGGTCAATATTACGATATTACTCCTGTTGTACAAACTCTTACTTTAAGCAACGCCCTATCTACGGGCCGTACTACACTAGCTGCAAACGTAAACGCAACTACAACAACCTTATTATTTACTGCATCTACTAATTTTCCACCCCAAAATGGCTACGTTAAGATTGATAACGAAGTTATTTTTTATAATGCATTAAGTTCAAATTCAGCTACAAACTGTGTACGTGGAGTTAACAACACCACCGCGGCATCTCATACGGCAAATGCTAACGTCTCAAGTGCGTTTGTTAAGATTTTTGATGGTACTAATAATGCTAATACTAGGGATTACCTTATCCTATCTAACTGTGCGGTTTCGGTTGGCGGGTTAGCTAATACGGTAATTAATGGCGAACATCAGATTTTAAGCTACGGATCAGCAGTATATTATTTCTTGGCTTCAACTGCGGATAATAATTTATCTAACGTAACCTATTGCACTTCTTCTGCCTCTAATGTAGGTGGAAATGTAACTTGCCAAGTTTTGTGCCATGTAGGACTTGAATACTACGTTAATGGTAATGGTTGGGGCGCCGGTACTTGGGGTCAATATGGATGGGGAAATGCTGCACCTTTGGGGGTTAGTGTAGGCGAACAGCTTGTTATTTGGACTAACGATAACTATGGTCAAGATCTTGTATTTGCTCAACGTGGCGGGCAAATTTTCTATTGGGATGCAAACCTAGGCACAACGTACCGTGGTAAAAAGTTATCTGACTTAGCTAATACAGCTTCTTATAGCGGGCAATTTGTTCCTTATAAAACGCTTGAAGTTTTGGCTTCTGATATTCAGCGGTTTGTTATGGCGTTTGGTGCTAATTCTTACGATCCAACTAACCCAACAACGGATTTTGATCCTATGTTAGTACGGTGGTCAGACCAAGAAAACCCGTACCAGTGGGTACCAGATATTACAAATCAAGCGGGTGAGTTTAGGCTTTCGCATGGTTCTTATATTTCTACTACGATCAATACCCGCCAAGAAGTACTAGTATTTACAGATTCAACCCTTTATTCTATGCAATATTTAGGGCCGCCTTACATTTGGGGCTTTCAAGTATTGATGGATAATATTTCGGTAATGAGTCCGAATTCAGTTATTACGGTAAATAACATCACATACTGGATGGGCGGCGATAAGTTTTATATGTACTCTGGTCGGGTGGAAACTTTACCTTGTGCATTGCGTCAATATGTTTTTGCTGATCTTAATAAGGACCAGTCATGGCAGGTTACTGTCGGTAGTAATGAAGGCTTTAATGAAATCTGGTGGTTCTACTGTTCTACTAATTCGGTTGTGGTAGATAAGTATGTAATCTATAACTACCTTGACCGCGTATGGTATTACGGCACATTAAATCGTACTTTCTGGCTAGATTCAGGACTACGTCAAACTCCAATGGGTACTTTCCAAAACGGTGTGGATTCTTTATTAAACTCAACTGGCTGTGTAATTAACCATGAGCTTGGTACTGATGATTCTTCTACGGCTACTTCTTTGCCTATTTACTCTTATGTGCAGTCCTCTGATTTTGATATTGGAGATGGGCATAACTTCGGTTATGTTTGGAGAATGTTGCCTGACGTTAACTTTAATGGCTCGAATGTAGATGGCCCAACTGTTACAATGGAATTACAACCCCGCCAAAACTCAGGTTCAGCCTATGGAAGCCCATCAAACGCTGCAACAATAAGTGCTAATAACTTTGCTGTATACCCACAATATACGGTTCAAGAATTTACGGGCCAAATATATACAAGGATTCGCGCCCGCCAAATGGCAATGAAAATTAGCTCTGATGGTTTAGGCGTAACTTGGCAATTGGGCGCACCACGGATTGATATTAGACCAGACGGACGGAGAAGCTAATGGCATCAAATGCTACAAGCATCCGTAATACCATTGCGCCTAACTTACCTATTGGGCCGGTAGAGTACAACCAAAACTATCAAGATCAATTTAGCAATGCATTACGCCTATACTTTAACCAAGTAGATAATGTTACCGGGGCGCTATTGGGGGCTACTGGTGGGCAGTATCTGGGGAATACCTATATATCCGTTCAGAACAACTCCAATGTAACCGCTACGGCAAACACCGCTACCCTAGTTACCCTTAATACTTTTGATTACTCTAGTGGCATGACCTTGGCTAATAGTGCCGTTACCGTGTCCCAAAACGGGATTTATAACTTTCAGTTCAGCGTTCAAGTTCGAAATAGCGACAATGAGATCCACTATGCAGATATTTGGTTGCGTAAAAATGGAGCGGATATAGCAGCTACGGCTAGTAGAATTGTGCTTTCAGCAAGGAAAAATGCAAGTGAACTTAGCTATGCACTTGCGGCAGCCAACTTCTTTATTTCTTTAAATACTGGGGATAGTGTTGCTTTGTACTGGGCTACGGACAATAGCAATGTATCTTTAGTTAGTTTGCCAGCGCTTACAACCCCCTATGCTAGACCTGTTAGCCCGTCTGTAGTGGCTACATTATCTTTTGTATCAAGGCTATAGACATGATAAAATCAGCACATATTAAGAAGGACTTCTATGTATTCTAACGGAATAATGGGACTAAACGCGCCAGTAATTGGGCAGAATGACGTCTATCCCGGAAGCAACCAAAGTGCATCTGAGTATGCCACTTCTGCACAAACGCCTGTAAGTTCTTCTGCAATTAACGCTGGTTACGAACCCAGAACCGATGCCTATAGCGGGCAAATGATGGCTAGTGGGGGTATTGCCTCTATACGGCGTTTTGAAGATGGCGGTCCTACTGGTGGTCATTATGTTGATAGTGGCGATAACCGTACTTTTGTAGAAGATCCTAAAACAGAATCAACTTGGACACCAGATCAGCCAGTAAAACTTCAATCAATGGATCAGATGTTGGCTGGAGATGCTAGCGGTAAAGACTTTAATCCCACTGAACATGGATACGAATGGAACGGGAGAGGTTTTGTTAACCCTAATGGCTCGACTTTATCTGTAGATCCAAACGGTTTCGTAACTCAAGCATTACCGTCCCTTAAAGATTATGAGTTTAATGGAAAATATTGGAATCCAGCGGGCGAAAACATATCTTGGAATTTAGAAAAAAATCAAACTGCCTATAAAATTGGTGGCGTTGAAGTGCCTATTGAACGAGGAGCTACAAAAGGTATTGCTGCATTTACTGATGCTGAGGGTAAACCCAGAATGCAGATGGACCAAAATAATCAGCCTATCTTTACTTTGCCTGAAGGTACTAGATATACAGGTAACTTTATGGCTGATACTGGCGCACCGATATTAGCTTCTCTTGCGCTTGGTGGGGCCGCCGCCTTTGGTGCTGGCGCGATTGGTGCTGGTACAACGCTGGCTAATGCTGGTGCTGCTAGTGCCGTTCCTGCGGCTGGTACCGCTGTTCCTACCGCATTAACTCCCGCTGAAATAATGGCTGGCGCAGGTGGTGCTTATACCCCAGTAGCTGGGGGGGCTAGTTTTACACTTCCAACCGCCGCTGCTGAGACGGCTGGTGGGATTACAGCTCTTGATGCGGGTACTCAAGCTACTAATCTTGCATCCAATGCTCCTAATGCCGCAACTCATGGATTAGATTTTGGCTCAAATTTTACTTGGAATCTTCCTAGTACTGGAATGACAACAATGCAAAAATTAGCGCTGGGTAGTTTGGCGGCAAAAGCATTAACTAGTGGTTCTGGTGGTTCAAGTGGTGGAGCGCCAACTCAAACCTCATCTCAAAATACAGCCCAAGCAACTCCTGCTCCAGTAGTACAGGCCCCAATGCCATATGCGTTTCCTACATACTCTCCAAACCAATCCTATCCCGGAATGAACTATAGTCCAACACCATATGCTCAACCAATGCTTTATAGATACGCAGAAGGCGGAATTGCAGGTTTAGATAGTGGGGATTTAGGCTCTTATTCAGATGGCGGCAGGCTGCTAAAGGGCGGTGGTACTGGATTAAGTGATGATATACCAGCTACAATAGGTGGTAATCAGCCAGCTAGACTTGCGGACGGTGAATTTGTAGTTTCAAGCGACGTAGTTAGTGCTTTAGGTGGTGGCTCTACAGATTCTGGAGCCAAGAAACTATACGCAATGATGGACAGAATTCGTAAGAACGCACACGGCACTAAGCGACAAATTAGAGCTATTAACGACAAAAAAGTATTACCTGCATAAGGAATTAAATTATGGCTTCATGGCTCGATAACATACTGGGAGCGCAATCGCTACCCTCTAGCCCAACATCGCAAGGGACTACAAACCAGTCGTCTACGACTACGCCTAGTATTCAACCGCAGTTCCAACCCTATGTTACTAATTATTTAAACCGCGCTCAAGATTTAGTTGCAAACCAACAGACTCCGGGCCTATTAAATCAATCATATGTAGGCGCGGCTGGACTTCAGTTGCCCGGTGGGTTTGCTTCTGGTTCTGCTTTGGCTGAGGCTGGTGGTAAAGGCAGTTTAAGTACAGCTCCAATTGCTTTAGATTATGGACAAAGAGGATTCCAATACGGCGCAGAAGCTCCTAAATACGGGGCTGTAGGTGCTTCAATGGGTACGGCGGCAAGTCGTGCTGGCGATATGTATACCGCTCAAGCTACAAGCCCAGAAGCAATGGCACAGTATATGTCGCCGTATATGAACAATGTAGTAGATTGGCAAAAACAACAAGCAGTTAGAGATTATCAAATTCAAGCCCCTCAGATGGCGGCTCAATCTGTAGGATCTGGTGCGTTTGGTGGAAACCGTTTAGCACTTCAACAGGCGGAAGCCAACCGCGGTTTACAGAATCGTTTATCTGGCATCGAAGCTACAGGACAACAACAAGCATTTCAAAACGCTCAACAGGCTCAACAGTTTGGATCTACCCTAGGACTTCAAGGTTTACAGGCTGGTATGCAAGGCCAACAAGTTGGTATTCAAGGGCTTCAAGGTGCAATGCAGGGTGCTGGCTTGGGACTTCAAGGCGTTCAAGGTGCGCAACAAGGTTATGCTGGTGCTACTACAGCAGGTGGTACTTTGGGTAATATTGCAGCACAACAAAATGCAGCACGGATTGCTAACTTACAGTTACAAAATCAATTTGGTTTACAACAGCAACAGTTTCCATATACACAAAATCAATTCTTACAAAGCTCATTATCTAACTTGCCGTTTACAAGTACTGCTCAAACTGGTACTGGAACACAACAAGGCTACACAGCACCGCCAAATTATGCATCTCAACTGGGTGGTTTAGGGGTTGCTGGTCTTGGTATGTATGGTTTATATAAAGGACTGGGAGCGGCGGGTGGTTTGCCAAAAGATTTTGAGTATAAAAGTTACGCTCAAGGCGGCCTTATTAATTCTGGTTTAAATGACATTCGCTTGCATCAATTATTAGGTTAACTATGAATATTTCACAATTATCTGAACAGTTAAAGGATGTGCCACAAGGTACATTAATCAACTACGCCCGCGATCCTAATAGTGTAGTTCCTCAGTTCCTAGCTTTAGCTGAGATTCAGCGCCGCCAGCATTTACAAACTGCCGGTCAAGGACAGCCACCATCTCGTACTGTAGCAGAGGATGTATTGAATCAAGCTAATCCTTCAATGGTTCCACAGCCTCAAATGGCTCAACCTCAACAAGCTCAAATGGCGAATCTTCCAGAAAACCAGCCGGGAGTAACAAGCTTACCTACGGGCATGGCACAAGGTATGGCTGGCGGTGGAATTGTAGCCTTTGCTGATGGTGGAGAAGCAGAAGATGATGAAGATATTGAGATGGCAAAATTGTTTCCCAAAAGAGCTGGCATTAATATTGAGGAAATGCTGGCCTCAATTCCTAGTGGTATTCGTGGATTAATGGATAAATTACCACAATCTTATGAGGCTGAAAAAGCTAAAGTAAACAATGCATCTAGAATGACAAACTTTGAAACATCTAAACGCAGTGGTCATCCGTATGAAGCTCAAGCTATTGAGGTAGCAAAAAAAGTTGGTCTTGATCCAAATATTATGCTTCATGCGCTTTATAAAGAAACTGGCGGTCACAAAGATCCTGCTAATGCTGTGTCTAAAGCGGGTGCTTTTGGTCCAATGCAATTGATGGAAGCCGCAGCTAAAGAAGTTGGCGTTAACCGCAAAGATGTATATGACAATCTTTTGGGTGGCGCCCGCTATTTGAAAAAACAAGTAGACGCCTTCCAAGACCCCTATCTTGGATTGGCTGCATACAATGCTGGTCCGGGCCGCGTAAGACAAATGCTTAAGCGTGGTGAAGGAATTGAATCTTTAAAACCAGAAACACAGAATTACATAAGAATGGCTCAAGGTGGTATTGCTCACTTTGCTAAAGGTGATGAAGTTACTGATGACGATAATGAATACTTAAATAGAAGTCGTGCAGTAGTTGAAAACGCTAAAGATCTGGCACGGGCATTTACAACACCAGAAAATTACAATCCTATTACAAAATTAGGAATTGACCAATTGCCATCCATATATCAAAAATACATTGGCGCCCCAACTGAACGTTTCTTTTCTGCGTCACCAGAAGAACAGGCAGCATCATTTAATGCAGCTAAAGCATCAAACTTAAACATTCCTTTTGTTTCAAGCGCTCAAGCAGCACCATCAGTTCAACCTGTTCCTACGGAGTTAAGCAGAGAAAATGCAAGAATGATTGCTACTGCTAATGCAAATCAACGTGATATTGCTGCTGGTAAATTACAGGGGGGAAATGTTCCTGCTGGACAACCGTTAGCTACTCCCGTAGTTAGACCTAATATGTCTTTAGATGGTCGCCAGAATCCTGAAACTTATGGATTAAGTGGTAATTTTTTACAAGCACCAGAGCCAACAACACCAATCGAAATGGCAGCGCCAAAATCTAAAGTAGACGAATACTTTGAAGGGCTGGCAAAAGATATTCAAGAACGCGCAGCACAAGCCAAAGAAAATGGCGATATGAACAAGTATTTAGCTATTATGCAGGCTGGGTTTGCAATGATGGGCGGTCAATCTCCATATGCCATGACTAACATTGGTAAGGGCGCCGAGCAGGGCGTAAGTACTTATGGCGCATTAAGAAAACAAACTTCTGATGAGTTAAAAGATATTGCAGCAACCCGTCTTGGTTTGGCTAAATATTCCGCGGCAAAAGAAGGTGCTGATAAAGACGCAGCAATTAAAGAACAATACAATAAAGAAATTATTAAATTACGCAATGCTGCGGAGAATAAAAAACTTTCTGAAGAAGATCAACTTTTAATTAAATTTGAATCTGCACTAAGTCGTAACTCTCAAATTTTAGAAATTAATAAAGCTATTGCGCAAGAAAGAGCAGATGGGACATTAACCCCATACAGATATGAACAATATCAAGCAAATAAAGATTTAGTAACACGCGCTTTAGCAAAAAAATATAAAGTTGATCCAGAAATATCTGTAAAATTACCCGCAGTAATGGATCCAATTAAACCAAAATCAGAGCCGTGGTATAAGTTTGGGTCTTCAACACCAGCCCCAACTTTGAATCAGGGTCAGCAAGACCTATTAAATAAATACAACCAATAAAGGTTAGTAATGGCTGATTTAAATCAAATGTTTTCTGCCTTGGAAAAAGCAGATGCTGCTGGTAATGTAGATGATGCTAGAGAAATTGCGGCAATGATCCGTCAATTTCAAGCCCAACCACAAGAATCAGAAACTAGCGCATTAGGATCTTTTGGGCATGGAGTATTACGCGGCGCGTTACCCGCAGCCGCTGGTATTATTTCAGGCGCTGCTGGTGCTACTGCTGGTATGGTAGCTGGCCCAGTTGGAGCTATTGCAGGTGGGCTTGGAGCGGGTTTTGCTGGTTCTGCCGCTGCCGCTGCTGCACAAGAAAAATTCTTAGAAGCAAATCCTGACTTTGCTAAAGCCATAGGGTTAGACCCAGCTACATTTGCAAAAGAAACAAAAGCTAACCCTTATTCGTCTATGGCTGGAGAAATTGCTCCAAACCTATTAGCATTCCGTCCAAGTGGCGCATTGTTTAGAAGTGGCAAAGGATTAGAGGCGGCCGCAGCAGAAAGACTGGCAGCAGAAAAATCAGCGGCAATTTCAAACGCCATACTTAATACTGGTGTTGGTGCTGGTGTACAAGCTGGTCAAGAAGCTATGGGTGAAGAACCTATTGACTGGACTAAGGTTGGTATTGCTGGATTAGGTGGCGCTTTAGGGCAGAAAGAAACTTCTCTTGGACGAGGGTTAACCCGCATAGGAGAAATACCAGCATCAGCAGCTACCAAAGCTTCTTTAAACGCATTGCGCCGTCCGGGTGAGACTATCCCTAAAGAAGAAATTGAAATCCCTCCTAGCGCTGGTATAGAGTCCGCTGAGGTTGCCCCAAAGTCCGCCTCTCAAGATTATCAAGTTATGATGGATATGGTTTCAAAGCCGGGAGAAACCGTTAGTGTTCCCATCAAACCCATTGAAGAAGCTCCAGTTGTTATGGCTGCAAAAGATATCCCGGATGGAACTCCAGTGGATTACTCTTTTACAAATTTAAATGGAGAAAAAATAACATCCCAAGGTGTGGTAACTGAAAATAAAGATGGAAAATTTATTAAAACCGGTACTGGCGTATTAGAAAACGGTAATCCAGCGTATGAATATATTGGAATGGATAAAGTTGATTCAGTTGTTCCTATTAAGATTGAGCCTAATGTAGAAAAATCTACAGTTGTAACGCCGCCGGATATTACAACGCCAGAAGTTAAAGCATCTACAGAATCTACTTTAGAGGCGCCAGCAACCATTACAGAACCAATTGCAACAAAAACTGCTGCACCAGCAGCCGAAGAAGTTTTAGCCCCTCCAACAGAGAAATTATCAGCAGAACATGAAGAGTTAGGGAAAACCCTAAGATCGTCTTTGAATCAAATGGGTTTAGACCATATTGGCTTAAGTCTTCAAGATTCTTTGCAGGGTTATGTAAACGGTCGTCTACAACCCATTACCGGGCAATATCTTAAAGATATGATTACCCTGTCTTTACAAGGTAAAAATATTCCGCGCACAATGAATCATGAATCTTTACATGCAATGAAAGATCATGGATTCTTTTCTGATAATGAATGGAAAATTCTTTCAGCCAAAGCAGAAAAAAATTGGTTGCAAAAATACAAGATTGAAAAAGACTACATCCATCTTGCTAAAGATGCTCAACATGAAGAAGCTATTGCTAAAGCATTTGCAGACTATAGAACGCAACCTTCAGAAATTAAATCTATTATGTCTAGGGCTGTTGGCACTCTTAAGCGCATCGGTAATGTATTCCGCGGTCGTGGATTCCAAAATGAAAACGATATATTCCAAGCCGCTGCAACTAACAAGTTAACTGGGGAAAGAATTAAAACGTCTGCAGAAGCCAAGTTTGAAACTGAAGCTCAAAAAGCCCCCGCCAAAAATGTGCTTTCTAGCGTAAACAAAAGAAACATTGGTCAGTGGAAAAATGCGTTTCCAGAAGTAGACATTAAAAATTTACCAAAAACTACTGAGCCTAGTTATGACGTTTCTCCAAATACGTGGATACAAGAAAATATTATCCGCAAATTTCAAGATAAACATATTGATTTAAAACGTACAGTTGCTGCCATTAAAAATAAATTTGGGGAAATTTCAGAACAATTTAATCCGTATCAAAAAGACGGGTTGTGGAAAAGTGACGCTGCCAATCAATTTGAAAAATTTAACAGCAAAGATCTTCAACCATTAGCTAAAAAAATAGATGAACTTAATTTGACTACAAAAGAAGTTACTGATTATCTGCATAATAAACATGCAGAACAACGTAACAAGCAGATGAACAAGGTCAATCCAGATGTTGTAGATGCCGATGGAACAGTCCATGAATATGCTTTAAAAAATAAAGGTTCTGGTATTCATACCGACGATGCTAAAGCATATCTTGATAATCTACCAAAAGATAAAAAAGCAGCCCTAGAAAATGTTGCTAAGGATGTTTATAAGATAGTTAGAGAAACACAAGAAATCCTTCTTAAAAGTGGACAAAAAACACAAGAAGAAGTTGATTCTTGGCGTAACACATATGGAGACGAATACGTTCCATTGCAGCGCGATATGGAAGAAGAGTTTATGAGAAGTCCCCTAGGCGGAAAAGGAATGGCTACTAAAAACATATTTGAAAAACGGGCCATGGGTTCTGAACGCGAAGTATTGGACATTTTAAACAGCATAGTTGGACAACGAGAAGTTGCTATTGAAAATTCAGCAAAGATGAAAGTTGATCATGCTTTGTTTGGTATGTTTGTTAAGTATCCAAACCCAGATCTTGCAATACCAGTAAGTCCTAAAGCCATAAAAAATCCTGAATTGCTTGCAAGAGAACTGGATAATATGGGATTAAATGGGGACGATATTGTAGGGATGATGATTGAAAGACAAACTCGTACATTGGCAAAAAACAAAAAAACCGGTCTTGATGAGGTAGTTTATAAAACCAATCCATTAGAACGGTATAAAGATAATGTATTACCTATTCGCATTAATGGTGAAGATAGTTACCTTTTCTTTAATACCAAAAACCCAGTATCTGCAAATATGGCTAAAGCTTTTCGCGGCATGGATACTCCTACGGTTGGATTGTTTGGGCAACAGGTTGGAAAAGTTACACAATGGATGGCTAAAGTTAATACTCAATGGAACCCGGTGTTTGGAGTAATAAACTTTACGCGTGACTTTGGTTCGGCTATGGCAAACCTTTCTAATACAGAACTTGCTGGACAGCAATCTAAAGTTGCCGGTGGAATTAAGTCTGCTATGGGTACTATTTGGCACACCATGCGTACTGGTGAATACCCTGATACTGATTTAGGAAAGCTATACAAAGAGTTTAGGGAAAATGGCGGTCAAACTTTATATCGTGAACAGCTTTCAAGACGTGCAGATCAAGAAAATGTTATTAATGAACACATTAAAAAACTTAATAGCAATGCAGCAAAAAAAATGGCTAGTGGATTTTTTAAAGGTCTTTCAGACTTTAACGATTCTATTGAAAATGCAATTCGTCTATCTGCATATAAAGTAGCAAGAGATAAAAATATATCTGCTCAAAAGTCAGCCACTATTGCTAAAGAATTAACCGTAAACTTTGACCGCAAGGGCGCTTATGGTCAAGCAGTAAACAATTACTTTGCGTTTTTTAATGCGTCTGCTCAAGGTACTGCTCGTATGGCACAAACCTTAAAAGGCCCCGCTGGTAAAAAAATTGTTTTGGGTGGTATAGGTTTGGGCGCGCTTCAGGCTGGCATGATGGAGATGGCTGGCTTTGGCGATAACGATCCACCAGAGTTTGTAAAATCTAGAAATTTAATTATTCCAACCCCAGATGGAAAATATCTTGCTATTCCATATCCTTTAGGATTGCATTTCCTGCCAAACATAGGCCGTATTGTGGTTGAAACTGGTTTGCACGGAGATTTTAATAAACATGCGGGCAATATGGCTGCTGTAATAGCCGATTCATTTAACCCATTGGGCGGTGGAGATCTATCATTACAAACGATTGCTCCTACAGCGCTAGATCCGGTAGTAGCTTTGGCTACAAACAGAGATCCATTTGGTAGGCCAATTGCTAAATTGGACCGTACAACATCTCCAACCACCGGTTTAAGCCGTTCACGCGAGCAATCTAGCGATATCAATAAGCATGTTGCAGAAGCAATTAACTATATTACTGGCGGCACAGAAGATACTAAGGGTTTTTTAAGCCCAACAGCAGATCAATTAGATTACTTGGTGGGGCAGGCTACTGGTGGCGTAGGTAGGGAAGCCATGAAAATTGGCAAAACTGCTACAGCAGTTGTTGAAGGAAAAACAGAAGATCTTGCTTCTTATAATATTCCTTTGGCTGGCAGATTCTATGGCGATACCCAATCACCAGCCGCTAATTCTCAACATTTCTATGACAATGTAACCAAAATGGCAGAACACGAAGCTACCATTAAAGGAATGCGGGAACGCAAAGAAAACGTTGCTGAGTATATGAAAGAAAATCCTGATGCCCGCTTATGGCAAAAAGCTAATAACTCTGAAAATCAAATATCTGCAATCAATAAACGCCAGAAGCAAATGCGCAAGATGGGCGCTGATGAAGATCAGATTAAATTACTAGATGATCGTAAACAACAAATCATGACCAGATTAAATGAAAGAATAAAAGCAACACAAGAGTAAGTGAATACCCTTATAAATCATATAAATGTAATGATAATTTAATTTACTTGTGGTAAAACGCTATCTAACCACATGATAGAGGAGAGGACTGATGGCTGGATATTACTTGACGGACTTAGAGTTTATTAACGAATGGAACATTATTAGTAGTCCCATTAAGTTTGCTTCAAAGCACGGCATGGACGTCCGATCTGTCCACAATAGGCGCAGATCAATTGAGGCAAGGCACCAGATAAGCCTCCCCACTCTGAAGGACAGCAGATATACCGCACCTAAAAAATTAGAACAAACCGTTGGTCATGCCCGTCGCGGCATAGAGATGGAAAAAGGCCGGGTTGTAGTATTCAGTGATGCTCATTTCTGGCCTGACGATTACACCACGGCTTATCAGGCTTTACTTATTATCATTAAGGAATTCCAACCCAAAGTAGTTGTTGCCAATGGAGATATGTTTGATGGATCACAGAACTCACGGCACCCCAGAATTGGCTGGTCCAAAAGCCCAACCGTAAAGGAAGAGCTTGAGGCTTGCCAAACATTCATGGAAGGCATTCAAAAGGCCTCTGTAGGCGCTGAATTGATATGGACAATGGGTAACCATGACGCCCGCTTTGAAACGTTCCTAGCGGCTCAGGCACCCCAATACGAGGGAGTATCAGGGTTTACCCTTAAAGATCACTTCCCCCATTGGCTTCCTTGTTGGTCGTACTGGGTAAATGAAGATACCTGTATTAAGCACCGCTGGAAGGGTGGATTTGGCGCTGGTAGGTCAAATGCCCTCAATGCGGGCGTAAACATGATTACAGGCCATACCCACAATCTGGCTGTACAGCCCCTAACCGATTACAACGGAACCCGCTATGGCGTCCAAACAGGTACCCTATCGGATCCCAATGGAGAGCAGTACATGGGATATACTGAGGATGGCCCTAAAGATTGGCGCTCCGGTTTTGCCCTGTTATCGTTTGAAGAGGGAAGGCTTATGCTTCCTGAGTTAATTCAAGTATGCGGGGAAAATCGTTTTGAATTCCGCGGCTGTATTAACCAAACATGAAACTTACTACCCAAATCCTTAAAAATATCTATTCCACCCTGTACTGTTGCGAACCATTTATGAAGTGGTCGTTACCATTGCCGGAACAGATTAAGTTTGTCGTGGAAACGGATCCAGAAACTATGGGTTCGTATCTGTACGATGACGGGGAAAAGCACGAGCATATTATTACTATCTCAGATGCACGTTGCGGGCATTTAGATACAGTTATTAGGACGATGGCGCATGAAATGATTCATATGTCCAGATCAGGAACTGTATCTGATGCATGGACAAAGCATGACGCAACGTTCCGTAGGCGGGCGCATTCTATAGCTACTGAATTGGGGTTTGATCCTTTAGAGTTGTAGTACACTAATCTGGAGAGGTGAACTGGAAACAATCAGAACTCCTTCTATCAGTAAGTACGCTGCATTAGTCCACAGCGCCTCTCATTTTATTACAATATGTTCGTTTTCAAAAAGCCAACCAATGGTGGCACGGTGCGCACTCTCGAACATCTCAACCCTTTGGTCCTTAGATAACGATCTTCCTTGGTCGAGATCCGAATGGCAGCGATAGCACAAGGCCGCAATTCTGTAATCGCTACATTTAAGTCCTCTACCCTTACCGTCGCGAAGCTGGTTACTGTGCGCCGCAACAATCGTGTTGTCTTGTATTCCGCAATTTTGGCAAGGAGATTCTCGTACAATTTCTAATAGTTTCTTATTTCGGTACATCAATCATTTTTCTAATGTGTTCACTGGCTATATCTATGGGTGTATTTCTTTCAAAATCTACAACATAATCCTTGGCTATATGCCAACCGTTGGATTCGTCTCTGATTAATTTGCCGTCGTCCATTAGGGCTTTAGTATGGGCGCCAACAGAAGCTCTATTTAACCCTACATTAATATCAATTGATAGGACTCCGGGGTTCTTGGCTATGTACTGTAGTATTAAGTTTCGCTTGTCCATTTTGAAAAAAGTGATATGACCCGTCCGGCAAAATTTCGTATTCAGGCATTTGCATACCTGCTGCTTTCAACGCTAGTATAACCTCTTCTATTTCATCATTGCTCATGTGCCACTCCTTGGCCTGCGCCTACGTTTAGGAACAATATCAACAATGCCGCCACCTGTTTTTTGGTTATCCAATTCTTCCAATAATTCATCTGCAAGATTAACTGCTGCCTTTGGATTTCCACAATTCATTAACGCAAAGCAAGCCGCTAAGAACCTCATGTGTTCCCGATCTTTATTTTCCATTTTCTTCTAGCATATGAATTTGTTCAATAAGAACTTCACTTAAGGGTTTACCCTTAATAACAATCATGTTGGATTCTTTGATATCGGCAACAGCTTTACACGCATCTCTTAGTCCTTTGTTATATCCACTTGTAAAAGCATCGTTCTTTTCCAACGCCATAATCAAAGCATCCCTAATAAAAGAAGATGCCTTTCGGTTCTTTGCCATAACCTTAAGCTGGTTTATCTGCTTTCGCGGCAAATAAAGGCTATACGGCACTAAATTATCATCACTCATTTTTCCATTCCTTGTATTGTGCATATAGAATCTTTAATGCACCTTGTGCTTCTAGGTTAGTTTTAATCTCAGCCCTAGATGGTACGCTTAAATAGGACTGTAACCAATCAATACAAGCGGCCTCGCTGGTTTCAAATAGCTGCCCATCTTCATATAAGTAATCCCAGAATTTGGAATCCCTACATAACATGCCAGCCAGCTTCACCATCTGGGCGCCCGCAAACTCATCCCGATTGAATGGCACTTCTGTATCCGCCAAGCGAACCATGACTACCATATACCTAGCACCTACAAAATCCCTCAGAATCTCTTCTGGAGAATCATCAGGGTGTATTGCTAGGGTAAGTACATGACCGTCCTTAGTTTGCTTTAAAGCTACCTTCTTGGCCTCAAATTGGCTGGTTTCCATACGTCCTTTCAAACGTGATAATTAGTTGCTTTTCAAGATACTTAATAACGCCTTTTAGCTCTATCATTTCCATGAGTAGCCTATCTCTTTCAGCCTCTAAATCTTGGTTCTCGCACATCTCCTTAGCTAATGCTGCCTGAAGCTGTTTACATAGCCTTTCCCAATCTACTGGTATGGGCGCGGCAAGCTCTTCATTAATTTCTTCAAAGCTAAAGAACCTTTTGCTTTCTTTGTTCAAAGCCTTCTTTATTCCCACGGATCTTTCTCCTGAGATTTTGGAACTGGTGCGCCTTCAGGTTTTACATAGGTATCTACAGCTAATGATAAAAACCGATTGCCAGTTTTAGATTCGCGCTTCCAACCAGATAACTTAATTTCAATAAGATCTTCAGTGTGCTTATCCATAAGATCGCGTAGATAAGAACGATCCACCTTAATGCTGCCAAAAAAATCAGGTGATTTCTCAGATTTGCGAACTGTTGATGGGAAAAGCGATCCTTTGTTTGGGTATTCCATTTTTATTCCTTAGTTAAAGATTTCTTGGTTACGGTAAATTTAGCCATCATTTCGTTGTATGCATCTAGATTCTGAGCCTTGGCTTTATCAAAAGCAGAACGATTAACCTTAAAGATATTAGCTACATCTTCAGGTGATGCGGCTAATTGCAGCATTGCATCCAGCCCAACATTTAACGACCCGATAAAGTCATCTCCAATTGGTTTAAGAGTCCATTCTCCGGGTAGCTTTGCCGATACCTTCTCGCTGGCAAATAGAGATTTATCTTCTGGTTTTGCAATGGTAATTGTTGCTTCATTCGGTTTGGCCTCTATGGTAATAGATTTTGTAACCGGCTTTGTTTCCACCATAGTTACATCATTCCCCAATTCAGGCGGAATATCTTCACCGTTGTAGATATATAAGCCAATACCGTGGAGCGCAATCGCTTTAGCTAAAGCCCGCTGCATCGCCGTATTAACAGCAAATGAATCGGGTTCAGCAATAGGCTTATTACGGTAATCCATAACGGGCAACTGCGCTGTGCGGGCGATATCATTCGCTACAACAGTACAGAACACCATTACGGTTCCATTACCCCAGCGCTGAAACTCTGGATAAAACCAGTGCGCTTTAGGATCAGCTAGCAATAATTGATCCACGGCCCATGCCCAAGACAGATAAGTAAGGCCATTCTTCTTCTCTGTGTACTTGGATACATCAATACTACGCAGTTCCTTGTATTCCATCATATTCCTCTTTTAAGTTCCTCAATGTTTCTACTTCTTTTAACTTCTGTGCATAGTGGATTACCTTATCAATATCCTGTAACCCGCCTTTATCTCGCCACCTTGTTATGTATTTAACAATGTTCCCCTCAAGGTAACCGAGTTCATTAGCAACTATATAATCCCAAGGCTGGATTGCATTCTTTGAATAATGATCTCCACCAACTTGAAAGTTATTAGCCGTCATTTTTTACTACCTTGTTAGCTGGATGCAGCAACCACTTCTTACCTAGGCTTTTCTTAGCTTTAGCCATAGCAACTTCATTACGCTTGCGCATAGCTGCTATCTCCTCGTCACTCATTATGCCGTAGTAAATAGTGTCCTTTGCTGGCTGCCAATCTTTATCTCCGCCCCAAAGTTCTTTTTTAAGGTAATAATATATTTTCTTAAACATAACCTATCTCCTTATAACTTTGAAGTTCTAGTAAAGTAAGCGCCAAGCCTTGCTCTAATCAAGGGAACATCATCCCAATAAGCGGTTATTTTGGTATCAAGAAATGGCTTTATCCGCAAATTCCTAATAATAAAATCCTTCTTTAAATTAATACCAAGTTCTTTAGCCAATTGCCCAGTTGGAATTGGGGTGTGTTTAATTTCGATACGTTTAATCATTTTGCTTCTCCTGTAAGTAAGTTTGATACTGCTTACACCACCCACTAACTTGACAAAAGTTAGCGCATCGTGTTCTCTCTCCGGGTCGGGTTTCTATAAAGAAACCTTTCCCCAGCCTTTGTAGCTCTTCTTCTGCTTCCTCTAAAGTGCTACATAAAATCTTTGCTCTTACTGCTCCATCTTTTTTAACGGCGAAGACGGTGGATTTTTCCCACATATCTTCCGGACTACAGGGCGGCAATGCCCCGCCGGTTTCCGTTGCGAATAAGGCTTCTGAATGGGCGTGAATGCGATCACGAATAAATTCTTCACGTCTTTGCATAGGCCAAACAGAAATGTCAATGATTGCAACAGGAGTTTCGGGATAGCCAGCACGAGATATAGCGTCCCTACGGTTCCAATCCCTAACAATTGCAATAATCTTGAGTTTATTGACTGGCGTTTTCTTAACCTTTTCGACCAACCAAGCATAAATGTTAAGTTGCTCTTCCCATTCCTTTTTCTCATTCATTACTCCCCATGCACCTACGGTTTTATAATCGTTAACCTCTATGCCATTTGGATTCACAATTTGTAAATCAATTGCGCCAGAGATATTCCAACCATCAATCTCAGCGTGTAACCTTTCCTCTACGATATGGTTATCGTCCTTGCCCTGTTCTAATACTGCATGAACCGCCGTACCGAAGATAGACCAGATCATATCGGTTACATCAACCTCAATCTCATCAGCATGTAATACTTTAAGCTGCACAATCTGCGGGCTATTAATAATCTCAGTAGCGGACAAATGCGCCTTACCTTTGGTGTAAGTATCTCGGCTCAATACATTAACAAACGTTTGAGGCAAATTAAATTTATTGGTTATCCGCATTTTTTCTCTTTAGCCAAAGCTTCAAATCAATCAATGTAACAATCAAATCATCAACCTTATCTACTGCTTTTTGATCTTCATTACTAAGCAATAGGTGGTCAAGTTCCTTTGTACCTTTTGCAAGCGCAAGTAAGTTTTCTGCGTAATCAATCATCTTTTCCTCTATCTTCCGTATGCCACGCGGTTGCCGCTGTCATCGTAAAAGTTTATTGTGCCGTCTCTGTTCATTGTTTCATAACCAAGGCGGTTACCGCTATTATCGTAAACCCCAGATTTTGTGTTGTAGTTGTATTCACTGGTTTCCCAATTATATGGAGAATTTTTAAAATTGCTAGAACTATTATTCCAATTCATATCTGAATTTTTAAAGTTCATCGGACTGTTCTCCCAGCTTGTTATCTGTGCCGATACAGCACCACTGTATAAACATACAGCTATTAATATCTTCCTCATAGTTTCCTCATTTAGTTGCCATCATCCATAAACCTACGTTAGCGCCCGCATAGCAGATGTAACAGATCAACATGGGTATGTTCCCTTTAAGCCCCTGCTCCACTGCTATCCAAGCGTATATAAGGCCAGTTAAAATTATTAACCAGCCACTCATGCAGACCTCGGTAAAGTACCGCTAAAGTTGTAAGAACCTGTATGACTAAAGTTAGCCCAAGGCGCACAAAACACTTTAAATCCAGCCATCCTTGAAATCTTACAGAAGTGATAATCCTCAGATAAAAGGCGGTTAGATTCTTCATCAATAGAAGTAGCAAAAAACTCTTTAATGATCTTAACCTTACGCACTACATCTACTGCGTGATACATATCGTTTGTATAACTTGGAACTTTATCGTTTAGCGTTTCAAAAACTTTGCGCTTAATCAACATAAAGCCTGTGCCACCATTGGCAATCTCAATAGGCTGGTTAACATTGCCAGTGGTCTGGGTTTCTCCGTGTGCTAGGTTAAGCACAAATGCTCCGGTATGAAGATGTAGTTGATCTGGTGGTACACCAGCTTTAACAGCCTCAGATACCTGAACCCAGTTAATTTCTTTTTTGGGATAAAGCCCACAGATAATATCTTTATCCGCTGAAACCATGCGGGGAATATCAGCGGGATTAAAGGCAATGTCCGCATCAATAAACATAAGATGGGTGGCATCCGTTTCCATAAAATCATAAGCCATCGAGTTTCTAGCACGGGTAATCAAGGACTCATTCATCATAAAGGAGTAATACATTTGAATGCCGTTTTGCCCGCATACGCCTACCATCTGCATGATCGCTGAAGAGTACATTCCAGTACACATCCCGCCATACATTGGGGTAGCTACAAACAACTTAGTCTGTTGGGGCGGCTTTTGTACTTGAATCATCTGTGCTACCTTGTTCTTCTTAAAGCTCATTTCTTTTTTCCTTTAGGTTTATCTTCATGCATTAAATCACTTACCAATAACTCAATGGACTTACTTGTTTCATTCAGTACGTCTCGAACCAACCATAATGCCCCGCTATGTGGTGCGCTAGTTAAGTCGTCAGCAATAAGCTCAAGAGCATCCGCGGCGTTAGATATCTTGTTGTTTAATTCATCAATCTTGCAGGCTATTTCCCAGATCATTTCATTCTCCAAGGTAAGATTTTGTATGCTTCTTTCATTAATTTGTTTCCTTCTGCAAACATCTGATGTAATCTCTCGGGCGCTCGGTAATTAACCGTAGCCTCTCCTGTGCATCCGAAGGCAGGCAAAGCTGTGCTGGTAGCTTTATAGAAGGGGCGGTCTGCACCCCAGCCGCCGTAGAAATAGTGCGCCACAGTAACCAAGAATTCACGCCGAAAGCAATAACAATTAGTATCAACAAAATTGAGATTACTATCGTAAAACGTTGGACAGCGACCGAGTGATTCGCAATCATCGTCACAAACATATTGTCCTGATTCATCACATATTCTCCTCAAGCTATAAGCCCACATTAGGTTTTTGCTTTTGATCTTATTAATCATCGTCTCTACGTGGTTTGGCTCAAACCAATTATCTTCATCTAAAAACAAAATGTAATCAGCATTTACCATTAGTGGCATAGCTGCATATACTCGGTGTCCATACCACCCATTACCGCCTACGTTTTCGGGTAGAGTCATAAAGTAACGCACGTCTGGGCGATCCATATGCACCCCATCAGACACAACCAAATGCTCTGTTTCTATTGTTTGTGCTTTAACGCTTTCAATAGCTTTCTCCAACGTATCTTTCCCAGTAGTAGGGGTGATTACCATTATCCGCATGTTCTTATCCAATTCTCGCCCGACTTCTGCATTACACAGCCGTCCACCATTTGATTTTGTTTATATGGTTCTACCGTTACCTTTTGGCAGTTGTTGCTGCGCATACTGAACGACAAAATCAAAGCAACAAAAAGTATTCCAAGTCCAATGTTTTTATACATTATTAATCTCCCGTTCTTTAATCATAGCGTCTGCTAACTCATAAGCACGGCGGGCGGCAATCTCATCCCACTTCTTTTCAGTTAGATCAAACTTCCAATCAGCAGCAATAATGCCAGCCATAATTGCTTTAGCAAATTCGTCTCTACGCTCCATACCATTCCTTTGGCAGTTCTAATACAGGTTTATCTAATACATTGCGGGCATCCAATGGGTGAGGTAAGTCTTCTATAAAACCAAGCGCCTCACTCCTATCTTTACGTAACAAGGTTAATTCAAATACCCGCGGCAAAATAAAACCACCAGCCTCTACATTTCCACAGTTATTGTTAGGATGATTATGTACTACATGAAAGTCTTCAGTTAACTTGGCAAAGAATGTCTGAACAGTATTCCAAGCAATCGGGTTAAACCATGCATCGGTGTCGTGAACTTCTACACAGATAATCCTAAACTTTTTTAATATACATAGCGGGGTGGCTATGATAGTTGCATATTCTGCGCCTTCAATATCCATCTGAAGAATCAAGTCCTCGCCAAACTGATACGCATCCGTCCCCAATACCCAAGAAAATAAACTTATGTTGTTCTCGTCGTTGTATCCGTCTAGATACTTCTTGGTAAACGATAGTGGTGTGATGCCTTTTGGCGCGCCATCAACCGATCCGTCTGCAAGGTGTGACCCAATACCCCTACAACATAGCCCCGCCTCGAAGCTAGCCGTATCAGCAACTCCGGGCGAGAAGCAAGCCGCTATACCATCTAAATCGTCAGGTATTAAGTAACCGCCATCATTAGCGCCGCCTACCCGTATGAGCTTAAAATTCGTTTGTACAGGGCGTAGTGCTTTAACCAATTCTTTTAGTTGATCAATCATAATTTTTCATTTTGTTCTGCTAAAGCCTCAAAATAATATTTCTGCGTAAGTGTTTTTTGTATCTCTTGTTCATAGGCATCTCGTTCCATACGCAACTTATCCATTGTTGGTTTATGAGTAGCAGCCCCTATTCTCCAAGCTGTTTGCCAAGTAATCCATAGCCACCCAACCATATGATCTGTTGATTCAGTATTGCTTTCCTCTAGCAATCGCTTTTTCTTTGCCCACGCTAAAAATTCTTCTTTCATATCTTCCTCACGTTATCGCACGATTTACAAATACTGCATTTGTTAAACTCAGGCTTCTCGTTCATAGCAATCAGATCAAGTAGTGGTTTACTTTGAAAAATCTCATCATAGGTCTGCTCTAATAAGTTCCCTATAACGTGTTTGAGGTTGTAGTCCATACAGCACAGCACTACATCGCCGTTGGGTAGTAAGACGTTGCGGTCGTAAAACGGCGTAGAAGCGCAAGTTAGGGCAAAGTCATGGCGTGGGGTAAGACTTACTGCTTGGTCGCCTACCTGCTCTATCTTAAGGCTATCAGCCCGCGTATGGCCTTGCCAGCCAGCCAAATCTCCAATCATGTCCTGAAGATCAGCATGAACCTTACCTGAACCATCCATAGTCATAGCACCAAAGCCACAAGGAAGATCAAGCTGGGTCATTATCTTTAACGACTCTACCCATTCTTCTGAGTATTTCCAGCCCTTCATGTTGCCGTTGGAATCGGGTAGGTGAAACATAATTACTTCTACCTGTTTAGGGTGGTCTTCCAATACTTTCTTAACCCTACGCGCATCTTCATTCGTCATGCCGTACAGGGTCGTGTAGATCGCTATGTTAAATCCCATGTATAGGACTTCTTCCAGCATTTGAGTGCAGTCTGGGTTAGCCCAAGGTTCGGACATACCTGAAAAATCTATGCGAGTATTGCGCGGCAGCTTTGTTAGAACGTGAATTAAATCTACTGGTGTTAGGTACTTGGTCTTATCGCCGTAGTTATCGCGCAAGTTTTCTTGTGGACAGAAAGAACACATCAGCGGACACCCAACCATAGTAGTTAGCTCCATTACTGGCGAGTGTGGGTGCTGTATGCCGTACTTAGATTTCATTAGCAACGCCCATCTATATCTAAATCTTTTACTAACTCTCTTATTCGTTTAGGTTGCTTCTTTGCAAATGACTCTGAAACCCCCAATGCTTTACTTAAGACGGACACAAACCCCTCGCCTATTAGCCAGTCCTTAGCTTCCCTATCCAAATCAAGTTCACAAATAGCTGAACCGTCTTTTCTTTCTTTACGCAACTTCGTTATTATTTTCATAGTATTGTCCTTTTTTCCTTAGCCTCTTCTGAAGCATATTCGTCTACTTGTTCGTACTGTTTAAAAGTATCAAATGCTTTCTCGCCCTGTAACTCTAGTAAGTTAGATACCATAATTAAGTAGTTGGCTAACTGATCTTCGGTAAGTATTTCAGCGTGATCACACGCCCGAAAGATTAAGTTATCTACCACTTCTTTAACTCCCCACAAAGCTAGTATGTCCTGCTCTAAATCAAAACGTGTTTTCATTTTTCTTTTACCTTTGATCTTAAAAAATTGTTCTCACGCATCAAATCGTTAATAATTTCAAGGTGTTCTTTATGGCGGCTTTCCATTACATTAATAATTCTTTCAAACTCATATTCCCAAGAACTCATTTTATTTTTTAGTATTTTTGAGTTATACCAAATAAAGTCCTCAGTAATACCTTCAACTTCATAACTTTCTTTAATTTCAAATGTTTTTGTTCCGCCTAATTTTTCTGTATTCATTTTGCTTTTACCGATGCATAATCATTTAATGGGCTATAACCTAACTTGTAACGGGTGCAATGCTCTGACATGACTTCCTCAATTGTTAAGTCTGGCTTTACAAACTGCCCAATGTTTTGGTTTAGGTTGTTTGCGTCAATGATTTGTTTTAACGCCTCAATGACATCAAGCTGGCGCTTTTCCCATTGCTTCAGGTTGTTGATTTGCTCTTGTTGCTGGCGTAGCATGGTAGCAGACTTCATTTTTGTCCAAATATCAGTATCGTAATCTTCGTGGTTGCACTCGCCCCATGATACTAAGCAACACTTTTCTAATTTATCAGCTAGTTCATTTGCGTTCATACAATACTCCTTACAAAAGCAATTGCGTTATCAAGACTTGGTGATTCGTCCAGTAGGGGGCGTTCATATACAGATCGGTATGCTTCTGTGTTGCGATCAAAAAAAGAAACGTGTTCTACAAACTGTTCCATATCTCTAATCTCTTGATAATTTAAAAAAGCGTTGTAGTTAAAGTCCTCAGCTACCGATGAGTCCCCACTATAGATTGGCACCGTACCGCCCGCGTAAGCGTCAATTAACTTCTCGGTTACATAGCCGTCATAGACCGAGTTCTCAGGGCATAAGCAAAATTTATACTCAGGCAATATGTCAAACTTAGATTGGCGCAATGAGTTACCAAACATAAGTCCGTATCCGTCTACTGGTTTGTACTTGTTCAATGAGTTGTACAAGTTAACTCGCAATCCTTCAGGGTTCCCAGCAATCATGGCGCAGAACTTAGTCTTCTGGCTCAAATCAAGAGTGCGCCCGTTTGTTAGGGAATCAATGGATATAAGGTCTTCGTATCCATGATTGTGGGAATTTTGTTTGCGGGGCTTTTGTGTAAATCCGTCCCATGCAAGGCGTGACCACCAAAGAGGTAAACGGAAATTACGTCCACCATAAGTATCGTGATCAAATGAAAGGGAGTGGTTGTATCCCATGTAGTTAGGACGTACATTCTCGCCAATATACATAATTGTTTTTGCGGGATTTGTTTGTGTACGACCAAAGACGGAGCTAATAATTACGTCAGCGTCATGCGGGCTATGCACATACTCTATGCCGTCAAATGCCGCGCTAAAAAAGAACTCAAAGAAGTCCCCGTCGAACGCGCCGTCCCAGAAGTTAACTACACACACCTTTTTCATTTGCCTCTCCTCTGATTGGGAATATAATCCATGAATGATTAATTGTAAATAGGTTATACCCACTTTCTTTCAACTATTGTGTTAGTAATTACCCTAACCCTACCTTATTTTGTTTCCGTCAATGCTTACTGGCTTCAGTCTGGCAAGCGCCGTTATATTTCTAAGCGGGGCGTTGAATTTAAACGGCGCGTTAAGGAAATATGGAAGGCCAGCAACCATAAGGGATTTGGTAGCGCACCAGTAGAGTTAAATGTAATGTTGTTTCCACGAGACAAGCGCCTTATGGATATTGATAATGCCGCCAAATGCATTTGTGATTCCCTACAGGACGCAGGGGCATTTGATGACGACCAACAAGTATGGAAGATAACCATTGAGCGCGGCGATAAGATCAAAGGTGGTGGGTGTCAGGTAACTATCTCTGAATACCCAAATGTGCCTATTTTTTAAGCGTATCTGGTAACGTTACCACATAGGTTAGGGTTTACCCTTATGTATATCTATACAGTATGTGGTATATTTGCGCTAATACCTTCCTCGGGTATCCTTTGCCAGTGGCTCCTCTCCACACGGCACTCGGGGGTGAAGTGAGCATACCTTCCCCCCATTCTTTTTCTTGCACGGATTTGAAACCCGTGTTATAGTTTCCTTGCAGCAATGGACTTTGGTCGGTTCATTAATGTATAATCAACCAAGAAACCCTATACACATGGGGTCTATGCAAAGTTTTCTTATGCTTGGTTCTTGGATTGACAAACATAAGCGAATGACCAAAATAGACTCCAGTTGTATGGGGTTTTTTCATTTCTGCTGTCTAATCTGGGCGGCTTCAAATACACCAGCGGGTTAGGTATCAGCACTACTGGGGGTAGTAGACGGAATAGTGCATATATCGGCGGCGAAGCTAGCACCGATTCTACGAGCGGCTGGCGGGTGCTGTGGCTCCAAAGAGGGTTCAGTTGAAGGCTCACCTAGGTAGGCTAGGTGC